GTTGACATTGAGAACAAACTAAGTTATAATTAGTCTTACTTTTTAGGAAATACAATATGAACAAATTAGAAGAATACCAAGAAATGTTAGATGCTATCTCTAATGTCCGTTTAGATGCTATGAATGATCCAAGTGTAACCCTTGAACAAGTTTCAGGAAAACTTGAAAGATGTATAGAGCAAATCTATCTTGAACTGAAAATCGAAGAAGATCTAATCGATTATAGTATTAACCTAATGACATCTCAATGGACTAAGATGGTTAATCCAAAATACTACACTAAAGATTATACTAGACCTGCCGTTGTTTCAGATATAGAAAAAACTTGTTACAATAACGCTTTTATCTACTGTTAATAAATAGGAAATATATAATGAGTCAAGAAATAATGAACCAAAAAGATATTGCTTTACTACCATCTAACCCAAAGGATCAGGATAAAATTAGAGGTGCATTAAAAGAATTATCCGACTGTAAAACTCGGATGGATTCAGAAAAAGAGTTGATGAAAGAAATTGCGGATAACCTAAAAGAAGATTTTGGGTTATCAAGACGTTTAGTGAATTCTATGGTCGCAACTTATATGGAAGGTAATTATATAAATAAACTTTCTGAAATGGAAGCACAAATAGAAGAATATGAAATTTTTTATAGTGGATTATTTAAACCACACAATACTATAGTGAATCAATAAGGTTCTCATAAAAAGCAACAATTAGTTTTAGTTCCTCTAGGGTAGCATCATTCTTTATTCGATTTGCTCTATTGGAAATTATCACTAAGTTATCTGCTTCATACCCCCGTGAACTATCAATCCGATCCCAAGAGTAAGAATTATCTTGCGATTGTCCTTTATTAAATGCTAATGGTATCCCTAACGCTGGACAGGTTAACGGATAATCCAAGTCATACATATCAGACTTTTCAAGTGTAAATACAATGCCTCTCTTCTTTGCTGAGGATTTCAGGGCATTGTATACCTCATTTATTTCTGGTAATTTCATATCAATTCTCTTTTATTTCAAGATACTTTTATATATAAATACAATAAACATTAGCAATAATATGGACTATTAACTATGATTACATTTAAACAATTTATCGTTGAAGGCGGTAATGCCGTTGAGAACGTTACACATATCAATCAAGAAAATGTTGCTGCCACAATGGCAGATATCTATAAAAAACTATTACCGTTGTTAGGTTTAACTACTGATGATATTAGACTATTAGGTTCTACAGGAAAGAAGAAACCTGGTGGACATTCTGGTGATATTGATATGGCTGTGTTTATCGAATCACTTGGTAAGAAGTTCAAGACAAACGATCCTAAAGCGATTTTCAGGGGTGTCCTTAGTGCTGCTGGTAAAGTCTCTGATTCGGTTCGTGACCTCTCTAGTATAGGCATTGTATCGCTTGCGTACCCTATCGTGAACATTGATGGGTTACAAGAAGGTGATAGAGTTCAAGTTGATCTAATGTTATCTGATAATTTATCATGGTCTGAATGGATATTTTATTCTCCTGCTGAATGGGAAAGCAATTTCAAAGGATTATATCGTAACTCTGCTTTATCAGCAATATCACATTTTGCGGGAAGATCAGGAAATGATATTGAGTGGAAACGTAAACTTTTACATTTTGCTTCTGGTTTACATGATGTATCATTCAGCAAGAAAGGTAAGAAAGATAAGATTTTAAAGAATGGTAAAGAAGTTTCAAGACAATTTATTGCTAAAGATCCACAATCTGTTATTGATGTTTTATTGGGACCAACATTTAAAGCAGCAGATATTCTAACTTGGTCTGATATTTGGAAAGCAATGTCCTCACCAAAGTTCTTATGGAAAGCACATAAAACTGATATCATTGCATTGATTAAAACTGATATTGAACATAAAGGATATCCCCTACCTACGGAGATTAAATAACATGAAATCGTTTAAATCATTTCTAACAGAACTAACTAAACAAGAATCAGAAGTATTGTTTAGTCTGACTGGTGACTACAGTGCAGCTGATGTCAAACTAGCGTACAAAAAGATGTCTATGATTCATCACCCTGACAAAGGTGGTGATGTTGAGGTTATGAAGAAAGTCAATGCTGCATGGAAAACCCTAAAGGGTGAAACTAAAGGTGGCACTGATACATATAATAAAGCCGAAAACAAAGCTAGATGGCAAGCAAAAGCAAAAGACATTGCTGCTGATATCTCTGGTAAGTTTGATGTACAGGCATTTAAAGACTACTTTAAACAACACTTAGGTCATGACTTTAATGCTATTGTTAAAGTTATGGATGGTGTAGGAGATTACGCACCATCCCATGCTGGTATCCAAGTTAGATTTGAAACTGCTGATGGTAAGATAGCATTTGACTTTGATGCCCTTGCGTACCTATTCGGTCGGCAAGAGAAAGGCGGACTTTCTAACTCTGAAACAATATCATACACCATTCAAGTTACTGCGTTTGGTTATGCTAATCGCAAGAAACAGAAAATGGCACAAAGAGATTGGGATCAGAAAAATGATCACATCCTACTATCTGATCCAAAGAAATCATTTCCTTTAGCTAAGATGAAAAAGATTGCTTCAGGAGTTTCTGGTAAGATGACACGAGCAGACTTTAAATTGGCAATTGAGAAAGAACTTAAAGGTGAGAATTGGAATACAGACACTTACTTAATCCCTGTTAAAGATGGTTTCTTAAGAATCTTTAGAACTGTAATAATGAGAACACCATTTTGGTCATTAAATGATCTTGGTGTTAGACGAGGTAGTTATGCATTTGATACTGAGTACAGGCATATACACTCTTTAGCAGAGTCTGAAGAAACTCTAGATATATTGTTATCATTTCGTAAGAAAACAATGAAACAAGTTGATACTATTATAACTAAAATGAAGAACGATGCAAGAGGGTCAATAAAATGAAAAATTATAAAGAGTTTATAAACGAAGTTCTTGCTGAAGAATCTGGTGCAGAAATGGGTGCAAGATTATCTGGTGAGATGGAAAAGTTATTCCCAAAGTGGACTAATACTTCAACCACTGGATCTCAGGCAATGTCATATAAATCGAATCTTCTTAAATACCAAGACCTCTCTGAACAGAAATTCTATAGAGGACATGCAAAGGGTGCTAATCCCAATAAACCAAATCACAAAGGGATCACTTGGATTTCCCCTGATAAAGAGTTGGCATCGGAATATGGTGAGGAAGTTTCTGAGATGAAGTTCAACCCGAAGTCTCATAAAATTGCAGACATAGGAGAGATCAATCGCACAGGAACAGTGAAAGATATATTGGATGCGGTGAAGAAGACTAAAAGTAAGAAAGCACAAGAATTATATGATGCTGCTGTATATCATTTCGGTGGAGGATCTGCAACTAATGCACTCCCCAAGTTCTTACATAAAGTCGGTAGTGAAAAGGTTATAGCATATCTTAAAGAGATGGGAATCACTGCACTGTTGGCAAAGGAAGATGGTGTCATTACATACGGAATCCTATCATGAAATCATTTAAAACATTTGTGACAGAAAGTACCAAGGTGACACTTTATAGAGGTCATGGTAAAGGGTCAGACACAAAGTTTATGACATGGTGGTCAACTGATAAAGAATTGGCTACTGGTTACGCTAAAGCAAGAGAAAATGGTAAAGTGGATTCCAAGACATTCAACTTGAAAAGTGTCTTGAATTTATCCCACGACAGTTTCAAACTTAATCCGACTTCTTTAGCCGGTATGGCTATCAAGGGTGCTGACCGATCAAAACTTGATATGGATGTTGCAAGATCTGAAATGAAAGTCTTTAAAGATTTCTTTGGAAATAACGAACTTAAAACTATGGAGTATTGGAAAGACAATAAATCAAAAGAGTCTATTGTAAGATTCTTAAAAGTATTTGGTTATGATGCTGTTAGTATTAAGGAAGATGGCATATCAACTTATGGAATATTCGAGGGGTAGTAATAATGAAATCATTTAAAACATATGTGACAGAGAAGTTTTTACTATTAGAACTTGATCATTTATTCAAGGTATTCAATAAAAAAGGTCAAGCATTTCTTGATGATATACTGAATAATAAAGTGTATATCAATCTGAAAATTGATACCTCTAGTATGATTGTTAAAAAAGAATCTACTGGATTGAAGTACTACAATAGAGAAATGAAACAAGAGATTGACAAAATTGTTAGAGCAGGTTCTGATATACGTGAAACGTTTATTGCACACCTTGAAACAACTGATTGGTCAAAACTTCCAAACGATATTATTATTGCAACAGAAATCTATAACCCCAAGATCAGCACAATCATTAAATGGGATACACCACCAAGGAATGGTATGATTATTTCTTGGATTAAACTTGGTGGTAAATCATTACCTCTTAATGATCCTTTATATGATAAGGTTTCTGATATACTTGAAATCACACCACCACCTGTTATTCATTCTGGACTATTGAATACCAAACAAAAAGATTTGATTAATAAACTAGTAGAGAACCCTGATGTTATTAGTGGTAAAGATTTTGCGGCAGAAATGTTATCAGTGTTTACATTGAAACCTGCTCATGCATTTCTTGCTGGTAATTTCATTGAAGGTATCGTGATTTATACTGAGTCTGGTCAAGTATATAAATTGACTGATAATATGTTCACCGTTACTATTATGGATAAGAGTGGTGATAAATCTAATGATTTCTATGAGTTGATTTCTAGCACTGCTTATAAACATCTTAATGTTGCTATTATTAGTATCTTGAACAACAAGAGAAGCATGGCAAAGGTTATGGCATTTCAAAGTAAGGATGCAAGATATATTCAATTCATATCAGCATTAACTGGTTCTATCATTTTTAAAGTTGCACAGGATATGGGTAAAGTTGAAGATTATAAGGATGATGTGCTGGATAACAGATATTCGAATGTATCTGCTGCTTTAATTCCTGCTGGTATGAGGAAGTTGATATCTAGGTATTGGTATGCAGAGGATCTGTTTCGGATATTATTGTATGGTATTCGTAAAGAGAAGACACGTATTCATAAACCTAGTGGATTGACATTAGATAGGAAGAATATTATCAACAAAGTAGTCGCTCAATTAAAGGAGTTGGAGATATTATGATATGTTGACATAGTAACTACTCTATGATATAATATATAATAATTAGATAAATTGAAAGAGGGTACTACTGAATGGAATTATGTGAAATTGTTGAATACTTTAAAAATAACTGTGATGAAGATGGTATCCCTAATTTATCTAATGATGAATGGATAAAGTTTAAAAACACCTATGAGAAAAATGATATAAGAGTTGCATTGGCAAGATATGTGCATGAAAATGAAATAGGATTCCCATTCCGGAAATTTGATAGACATACTTTCATTGCAACATTTAGAAGGTTTTGCTCTACCTCTATGATATCTTACTATAAAGACTTTCCTAATGTGAAAGAACGATATGATTACAAGTATCCATACTATGATGCACCTCTAGGGGTTATTGATAAAAGTCACTCATTCAATATCATATCAAACTACTTCCAACAAAGTAATAGATTGGGGTGTGGTTCTAATAAAAATAAAGCACCAACAGAAATTTGGAATGATGAAAAACTATTAGCATCTATGAATTGGACTTGGTGGAGAGAAGGTGTCATGGGTGACTCTGGTCTAACAAGACGAAGTTTCCTTACAGCATTTAGATTAGGAACATATACAGCAACACAATTTAAACCTACTGTTGCTAAAGCATTATATGAAAAACATAATGCCGTAAATGTATTAGACACTTCTTGTGGATGGGGTGATAGATTAGCAGGGTTCTATGCTACACCTTCTACTGAATTATATGTTGGGTGTGATCCTAATCCAGATGTTTTTGAAGTCTATAAAGAACAATGTATTATGTATGAAACCGTGCTAGGATCTAATCCAGTACTAACCGAATCAGAAGATTACTTTGAATGTGTCGGTAAAAAAACTGTGAAGATATGGAGAAAACCATCTGAAGATGTTGATTGGAATCTATATCAAAATACATTTGATTTTTATTTTACATCACCACCTTATTTCTCAACTGAAACTTATGGTGAATCTACAGATTGTATTGATGATCAATCTTGGTCAAGATATGATAGTTTCGATAAATGGAAATATGACTTCTTTTTTAAAGTGACTGAACTCGTTTGGGGTACTATTAAATCCGATGGGTTTATGATGATCAATATTATAGAACCATCAAGTAAAACTGGCAAACGACATAAATTATGTGATGAAATGGTTGATACATTTGCTGCATTCGATCAAAGCAATTACATTGGAAAGATAGGTATGCGTATGATGGCAAGACCAAACACCGAAGAAATGAGGGAAACCTTTATTGAACCTGTATGGGTCTTTAGAAAAAATAATGCTAAATATATAGAAATCAAGTCAGAAAATTACTTAGACTGCGTAATTTAATTACCATAAGGCAATATGAAAACATACATAGAATTTATAACAGAAGCACTTAATCCTACAGATTATCTACCAATCCAAAAGAAATCTGTAGAACTATTCCTTGGAAGAATGCAACCCGTTCATAAAGCACATCTTGCTATTATTAAGATGATGAATAATCCTATTGTTGCATTAGTAAAAGGTGCTAAGACTTCACTAGATAAAAACAAGAATCCATTTGATACAACTTATCAATTAGAACTCTTAAAGAAGTTAAAAACTAAAGCAAAGGTTATAGTCGTTCCTACTGGATATGTGCCTGATATCATTTCTCTAATAAGAAAGGACGGTAATGAAGTAACTGCTATCTATGCGGGTGCGGATAGATTCAAAGGGTATCAAGGTCAAATTGATTCATTCAATAAACAGATGCCCGAAGATAAACAGATCACGGTCACAATGAAAGAAACTCCTAGAGTCACTTCTGCTACTATTGTACGAACCGCTATTAAAGATGATGATATTGAAACATTCAAGAAGTCAATGCCCAAAGAACTTTGGGGTGAGTTTGATAAGATGCAAGACATTTTGTAAATAACTCTTGACAATCTATAATTACATAAAAACAAGGAAACTTTAATGAAGTCATTCAGGTCATTTTACACAGAAGAAGTATTATCAGAATCCATAATGCTAAACTATCTCGAATTCTTTAAACGAAACAATCGAGCGGACTTTATTGATAAAGCAATTGCTGGTACACTTAAAACTGAAGATGGTGAAAAAATAAAAAAGTTAGAAGCAGATGATCCATTAATCAAATACATGGAAAATAATTTCTTTAAGACTAAAGAGATGGAATCTATACTAAAAAATTCTTACTCAGTTAAAGGGTTAAAAGATTTAAATTTATCTAAAGATGGCAATGGATTCTCTACTGGTGACGGGTCAAAAGAACCATCTGGTGCTGAATGGGAAGTTATTATATGTTGTGCTTATAATATGATAAGCAAAGGTGTTGATAAAGCAGAGGGAATCGAATTAGCAGGAACTAAGAACCGTGGTGGTGATGATGTTCCTATGAAATGGAAAGACAAGTATGATGACTATCTTGAAAAGGGTTTGGAAATTGTAGAGAATAGTTTTCCAAATCCTAAAGGAGTAATGCACCACTTTGGATCTGGTGTTTCTGCATTAACAAAGGAATGGAATGATTACTTTAAATCTGCCACTGATAAATCTGCATCGGCATCAACGAAAACACCTAAGACTGATATGTTTATCGGAAACACACACATCTCTCTTAAAAAACAAGGTGGTTCTCAACTAATGTCTGGTGGTAAAGGTGAAACACTTGCAACACTTGGATTTGCCTTTGATAAGTTTAAAGGTTCCGATAGTTTCAATACCGACATAGAGAAAGCATGGGGATCACTAACATCAGATATAACAGAACACTTCTATAAAAAGGCACTGAGTCTTCCTACAGGAATGTCAATTACTAAATTGTCGAAAGGTGATACTGACCTTGGAAAACAAATACAAGAGAAGATGACAGGTAACACAATTTTGACCAAAGCAGTAAGTGATATGTTCAACAACAGAGATCTTAAATATGAAGTTGTGAAAGAAGCGATGACAGGACAATCTAAATTTAAAGACACTAAACCACGTGCAACACACATGATGAAGTTTAATGATGGTGGGTTTGGTAAGATTCAAGAGATTGATAAGACGTTGATAGATGATTATACTGGGGCAACATCTTTTAATGTATCATTTAAATCATCAGGTGAGGGTGGATCTGCTTGGATTGGTTTGAAAGGTATAGTTAGCGAAGATACCAATGCATATGAAGAAGTTACATTAAACTCTATTATAGAAAATGCTATCAAAGAAGTTGAAATGGAATTGAATGAGGGGTGGTCAGATTTCATTGGGAATATAAAGGACAAAGGCAGTGCACTTATTAATAAAGTGAAGAAGTGGGTGTTAAAGTTAATGACTAAGATATGGAAGAAACTGAAACCTATATTAACATCAAGCATGAAAGGATTTCAAGATATTCTAGGTGTTAAGATGGATGTTAATGAAATTACTGTAACATACTAGATTTTATAAATAAGTCTTGACAACCTAACGTATTCGTATTATAATGACGCATACTTAAAAAATAAACAAAGGAAACCACAATGACAAAATCATATAAGCAAACAATTCTTGAATCACTACTATCACAAAGTATTAACGAAGAGAATAAAAATCTAAAGAATGAAGTAGAAGCATTCCACACGGCATTGATGAATGTGGCAACTATGTCTGAAAAGGACTCACCGTTTTTAGGATTGGCAGGTGCAAAATATGATAAGGATTTTGCTAAAATAAACAAACATATGGAAGCAGTAGAATCCATTTGGTCTGGTATATCTAAAACCATTTTAAAGACACACAAATAATCAAAGGGAAATCTAATGTCGTACAAAGAATTTATTCAAGAAGCAAGTGGAGAAGGTAAAGTGTTTGCGGTGGCAATCTCAAACACTGGCAGCAAGTTCGCGTCTGCTATGGGTGGTTCTGGGACTGCTGGTGCTGTTGGTGCTATGAACTCTAAAGGTGAGTTTGGATTCATCAATGATGTCGATAAGACACCTTACACACCATTAGGCGGAAGAAAAGTCTTAGTAGATGTTAAGGATGTCTTAATATTCAAACCGTTTGACTGGGGCAAAGATGCCGTGATCAAAAAGGGAAGAGCATTATAAATATAAATAGTACTTGACAACATAACATAAATCGGGTTATAATAATTATAACCCGATTTTAAATCGGGTTATAATGACCCATACCTTAGAGAAATAAGAGAGAAAATAAAATGACACATCAAGAATCACTAATAGAATCATCAAGAATTCTTCTAGAAGGCAAAGATGAAGCAATTGCTATACGCAGCATACTAGTAAAAGAGTTTAGATTATCATCAAGGGATGTATCGGTTAAAACTCAATATGGTGGAACATCAAGTATGGTGTGGGTGGAGTTAAAAACAACAAAAGCATTGCCGTTCATATCTAAAATAAAGGGTATTGCTGATGATTTTGATAAGTATACTACTGATGGGCAGGGTGAAATATTACAAGGCGGTAATACTTTCATTCAAGTTTCTATAGATTACGACTTTGAAGTATCTCTAAGAAATATGATCAACAATGAATTTAAGAAACAATCGAAGAATGGATTTTCGCTTGGTGATAAGGTCAAGTTATTTAAAACTTTCACTGTCCACTTTTATGATAGGGGTCTCATTATGGTATCAGTCGGAACAAAAACATTATCAACAACTGATGTATCTGGAATTGGATCAACCGTTCTAAGTTTTATCGAAAAATATGCTAAGACTGAATTATACGCAAAGATAAAATAATTGAAAATAAGTGTTGACAACATAACATAAATCGGGTTATAATGACAAAAACATACAAAGACTTCATCCAAGAAGCAGTTACATCAGAAGCAAAAGGCAAGGAAGATTTTACATTAGTTTCAGAAGGTGTAGTAACACCTGAAGATGTAATGGCAGCGATTGAAACTGCATTCAAGAAGTCTTTCCCTAATGGATGGATTAGAATCAAGATTAGAAACATGCTAGGTCTGGATGCTATCAGTTTCGATTTAGGTCTTATCGGTGATAAATCTGAATGGGGTAGTGGTATTCGACAGAATGATCCGATGTACCACTCGTTTGTCGTTTATTATAAAGATGGTAAATATGAAGCATCCAACTCACTAGGAAGAATTAATCTAAAACCAGAGGAAGGAACTCATTATGCAATGCAAGGTTTAAAGACTAAGTTCCGTAAATCTAAAGGTTCACCAGACAAAATTGTTAAAGCATTCAATACATGGTTTCCTAGAGTAAAGAAATTGGTTAAAGATAACGAAGAGAATTTTTATCAAAGAGATAGATATTCTGACAAGTTTTTCAAATAACTAGGTTAAGAGATGCAAAGAATAGGATAATCCCATATGATTGCTATATTAGATCAACTCATGGTGCTAGTCATCGTGTCAGCAGGTGTCGCATTTGTGCTTCGCTACATGAACGCTACATTGAAACGAGAGGCTGAGGAGCACAGGGCAGAGCGGAGTAAGGAATACACCAAAAAAAAAAAAGATGTAAATAAAGGTTGACACTGAATTTCAATATTCCCATTTAATCCTCGTTTTATACGGGGGTTTTTTATTTAAAATAAGTGTTGACCTCTAGCACTAAACATGATATAATTAGTCTTACTTTTGAGAAACATTGAGATTATATTATGACCGAATTAACAAAAGACCAAATTAAACTGACTGCATTCGACTATGGTGTTGCTATAGAAATAGTAGAAGCATTGTCTAATACTGTAAGTACCATTGAAGAATTGAACGAAGCAGTAGAAGATGCTATTGATAATGAATGGCAAGAAAATAATTATTAAATAAGTGTTGACATTGATGAGGTGCTCCTGGCAGATAATGAATACCTTCCAATGCCGATTCTAAAGGCATATCAAAAAATTAGGTAAATTGAACCACAAATAAAAAAAGGAAATAAAATGAAAGGTACTATACGAACATTACTTGGATTCATTATTGTTTTAGGTGCTGCCGGTGCTTGTGATATTGAACCAGTTCTTAAACTTTGGGAAATCTTATCTTACTCAGTATTTGGATTAGTATTAATGTCTTCGGGTGTTGCGGCAATGAACAAACAAGGGAATTAATATTAAAAACTACACCACAGAAGAACTGAAAACCATGATTCATAGTGAGGATCGTTTTGTCCGTGCCGCAATAGCAGAATTGGGGTATGGTCTAGATTTATTAATTAATGATGATGATTGGTTAGTTCGAAAGGCAGCAGAATCTAAACTAGAGGAAATAAGAGTTGACAATGATGTAGATTTAGGTTATAATTAGTCTTAGTTTGAAGAAATGGAGGATATATTATGAATTACCAAGAACAATGTACGAAATACTTCGCACCATTAGATGAAATAGCAGAAGCAATGTTGAATTGTGAAGGGATTGCTGGGTTATCATTTAATGAACTCTATTCAATTATCGGAATCAACAAAGAACTTCAAGAGGATCTTTGTAAATATTGCGGATAAAATGATCAAAAGGTATAATCTATGACAACCCTAATTTTTATTATTATAACAACCACAAAATTTAATGTAGGAACCACTGTAATAAAACATGATTTCTCAACTTATGCTAGGTGTGAGTTAGCATCAACAGAAATTGCTTCTATGTTAGTTGTAGGGGAAGACACAACTTGGAAATCTAAATGTTTAGGAAAATAACTTAAATTACCCGACAGTCTTGTATACTACGTTTAGATTGTGTCCAATCTCCAGTATACGGAAAGAATCCTAAAAATACAAACTTTTCCAGATTGTCGTAACCTACTCCTTGGTGTTTCATTGTAAATATTGTAGGAGCAGTATCATGCACGAAGGGTTCTGATGTATATCCATAAACACGACCATCCAAGTCTGTAGCTATATGAGTATAAATTTTATAAAGAGAAAGGTTTTTGTCAATGTAATTTACAAAAATAAGTTCACAATCTCTCTCCAATTCTTTAGCAGTTTTAAACCTAAACATTTTCAATATCTCCTTGATTATCATTTTATTTATTATATAGGATGATGAAAATAAGTGTTGACATTGAGAACTAGATAAGGTATAATTAGTCTTACTTTTGAGAAATACAGGAAATATATATTATGAGTGCAATCACTTTTTACAGTCTATCAGACTACAATAACGGTTCTTTAATTCCATTCACTATTGATCTTTCTGAAGTGAATGATAAAGAAGAGTATTATACTGCCATGAACGAAGCATTAAAAGACATCACAGAAGACCTTAATGATGGTGATATTCGCGAAGAATGGATCGTTGCAGACTTTGAAGATGTCCCATCAACATTAGTTGGTGAATATGATCTTGATGACACTTATTGGGATTATAAAGAATTACTAGATGATGAAGATGTTGATATGGTTCAAGCAGCAATGGAACTTGGTATTCAACCTGATAATATCCTTGATAACTATGTTGGTGAATATCCTAATAATGAGGAATTGTTTGATAATCTAGGTGGAGATATTATTCAAGAAATTGAAGATACGGTTCCTTCTTGGGTCTGTATAGATTGGAAACAAACTGCCGATAACTTCGCTGAAGACTATTACAGTGAAAATGGATATTATTTTTACAGTCACTAAAAGGTAAAAAATTATAAATTATAAATTTGTGAAACACACCGGAACAACTTGTCCAGTTGCACCAGAAACCATTGTTGTATATCGTACAACATCATCAGAAACACCATTGAGTCATATACATCATCCTATTCAAGCAGGATTATTGACTTGGAATCACTCTGATCAATTTATGGGAGGTATTCTAGAATATGCTCTCGAACCAACTAAACATTTGGATATATAAATAATATGAAGAAAAGTTCACTAAAGACTAAGAATGATAAAATTAGACTTGGCACATTATCTCTTGCAGGATTAAAAAAACTTGAGGAAACCTCTGGACGTAAAAAAGATAAATCCAAGATTCGTACAAGAATTACTTTGTTAGAAAATAAATTGGCAAAGGAAAAGAAATAAAAAAGGATTAGGAATATGAATATGATATTGGTTTTTTGTTGTTTGCTTACATTACTTCTATTAGATCAAGCAGGTATTATCAGAATAAAATGTTTACGTAAATTATATGATAAACTTAAAACTTTTGAAGATAAAATAGATAATATATTCATCAAAAGAAAACCAATCACTCATATTCATCCAATCCCAATTAGAATACAAGAGATGGACTCCATTCTCTATGCATACCGAGTAGACAATAATCTTTTTCTAACTCAAGCAACAAATCCTATAGAATTACTTCAAAATCTTCATCTCATATTAGACACTTCTTATATCTCTGTTTCAGAGGAAGATGGATTTTCCTTTATCGAGGATTATATCATTAAATGACAACATATTTTTTATTATAAATACTATTGTAAATTCATAATATTATAAATAAATATTGAACCTTTAGTAAATAATAGGACAAAAATATGTATTCATTTAAAGATTTTCTAACTGTAGATTATACAGGAACAGATGAAGAACTCCTTGCCTTACAATCGAAAAAACGTAAATTAGAATCAACCGAAGAAGAAGAAGTTGATGAAGCAATGAGTTTATCGCAACGTTTAAAAATGAAAAAGTCATTCAAAAAAAACAAAGCAAAAATAATGATGGGTCGTAAAAAGGCAGCAAAGAAACATGCAGACCCAGAACATCTAAAGAAACGTGCAGAGAAACAAGCACGGGGTGCTCTTGAGAAAAAACTTACTGGTGGAAAATCTAAAGCAGATTTATCGTTTGCTGAAAGAGGACAACTAGAAAAGCGTATGGCAAAAAAGTCTGCCGCTATAAAGAAACTAGCAAAGAAACTTCTTCCCGCCGCTAAAGCGAAAGATAAAGAAAAGTTTAAAAAATCAGCACCAACTGAGGAATAGTCAGATTAAAAGTTTTTCTGAATATCTGTTGGTTGAAGAAACTAAAGAAATTGTAGTTTCCTTTGCTAGGTTCAATTCGACTACTGTAGCACACGAGAAGTTGATCGATAAGGTTTCTTCTATTGCTACTGGCAACAACTACAAGATATTCGTCTTATCACCTCAAAAAGAAACTCCTAAATTGGATATCACCACAAAGATTAAATTGATGCGTAAGATGTTTCCAAAGTATGGACGTGCCATAATGAATGATCCTGATATACATTCTGTATCTGATATCCTCTCTAAATTAAAAGATCAAGGTTATTTCAAAGTAACCTTAGTTATCGACTCCGATAAAATTCCAGAAATTGATTTGATTATAAATAAATATAACTTTACTGATATAAATATAGTACCGTCTGGTTTGCCTGATCCTGATGATGTTGTAAGAAAACATATTAAATTAGATATGGTATCAGAGGAACGTGAAAATTATGTGAAAGGTTTATTGTATAGTTTGAATGATAATGTTATAATAAAAGAAAACAAAGAAACTGCTAAAATCACTATGTTAGGTTCTAACTATGTTATAGTAGAAACTAAAGATGGTAATAAACTCCGTAAATGGATATCAGATATCAATAAAACAAAGGAAACTAAATGAAAACATTCCACCAACTAAGAGAGAGTTTAGAACCACAAGAACTCAACGAAAAACTAATCATGCTATCCAATGGTAAACGATATGGTCAAATTGTTTTCTTGGCGGGTGGTGCAGGTTCAGGTAAAGGGTTTGCCGCAACAAATTTCATGCAATCAGAACTATTCAAGATCCGTGATGTGGATGAATGGAAAACCTCGTTTATGAAAATTGCGGATTTAAAATCTAATCCCGAAAAATATGCAAAGAGACTTGCTGCTGGTTCTAAGATTGATCCAGACAAATATAAAGAAATCAAAGGATTGAATTTAAAAAAATCTGCCGATGTATTTAAATTACACACCTTTATTGATGGACTGAATATCAAAGATAATACTATGCGTGGTTTATTATCTACTATGAAAAACCCAGCAACTTTACCAAATATCATGTTTGATATCACAGCAAAGGATATTAACTCTGTCGCTAAGATGATGCCTGATTTATTGTCTGCTGGATACAATCCTGCTAATATTCATATGATTTGGATTCTTACAAACTATGAAGTTGCTATCAAAAATAATGCAGAAAGAGACAGAGTTGTACCAAGTGATATCTTATTGAATACTCATGAAGGTGCTGCATCTACTATGTTCAACCTTATTGCAAAAAAAGGTAAGAAACTAGCAATCAATGGTGCTATCCATGTTGTGTTAAATAATCGTGTCAATACCATCACTTGGGCAGAAGGCGATGTTGCTAAAGGTGGTCAGAAAGTTACTGCTAAAGGACTTGAGAATCGACCCTTAGATAAAAAAGGTAAAAAGATTGGAATGATACGTGACTTCAAATACTTAACTATGAAAGAACGCGGCAAATCAATCAAATCTGATGAAGAAGTCTTAGAACAATTGCGTAGATGGATACTCGATAATATCCCTGAAACGGACCTTAAACAAGGTCTTTCTACAATGACAGATGACCAATATTCTTTTCAATAATACAATGGATAATAATATGAATGATAGTGAAAACGAGATACACCCTGATATCGATGTCATGCTAATGGATCATATAGATTATGCAGCATATATAAAAGATGCAAGGGCTGGTATGCAAAGTATGAATGAGTTCATAAAAGAAAAAGAAACACAATATAAATCTAAAGATAACTAAATATAAGAGAGTGGCAAACTAATGAAACCGCAATTTGAGATGTTGAAAAAAATATTATCAGAGAGAGTTCAAAAGGTAGATGAACTCTCAACCGAATTGCTTGGTCGATATAAGACTAAAGCAGGAGCAGATGCTTCTGCCGCTGATAAAAAAGGAGACTTTAAACAGGGCAATAAAAGATTTTCTGGTATCGTTAAAGCAACAAAGAAACAATTTAAGAACAATGAAGAAGTTGATGATGATGCACAAAAAGAAGAATTAAAAGTTTCTGATGGTTTGGATGTATGGATTAAAGCATTTCAAGGTTCTGATGCACCTCAGTTTGATGAAAAAGATGATGAAGAAATACGCAATATGGCAATTGCCGCATTCCTTGCCGCAAAGAAAAAACTAAAATAAAGGGAATCATTTTATGGAATCCATGTCAAGCAATGAGAGAAGATTAGATCGCATTGAAGGAAAGATTGATAAATTGTCTGATGTTGTGGTATTACTTGCAAGAGCAGAAGAACGATTAATTACTTTAGAGTACAACAAAACTGAAGTCTCAAAAACTTTGGATGATCTTGATGCACGTGTAGACGAATTAGAGTCTATCGTTGATTTAAATCAACGAACAGTTAATTCGGTTCATAAGGTAATGTGGCTAGGTGCAACAGCAATGGCTGCTGGACTCTTAACATACATTAAAAAAGGTTTATAGAAACCCACATTTAAAATTAAAAAAAGGAAAACAAATGTTTAATAATAACGTCCCAAATCCACTAGCAGATACATATAAAGAAATGCTAGAAGGTACTAAAGCAGAATATGAAAAATTCTTCAATGGTGCTTTAAAGAAGTTTAAGATTTCATCTCCTGCGGATCTTAAAACTGATGCAGAGAAAAAGAAATTCTATGATTATGTTGATAAGAATTATACATCAGAGGACGAAGAGAATGAAGAACTTAACCTAGAAGATTATTCGGTCGGTGATTGGGAAGAGTTTATGATGTCTGAAGATTTTGAACAGTTAGATGAATTAAGTAAAAAGACTTTAAGTTCTTATATCGGTAAGTCTAAGAGTGCAAGGGATAAGGGATTGAAGGATTACCACAAATCACCTGAAGGTTCAGACGAGCGAGATAAAGTTGGAAAGAAACTTAATAAGAGAACTGATGGTGCAACAAAGGCTCAAGATAAATTAAGAGGACGACAAAATCTGAAAAACGCCAAGGAGAATTACGATCTGAAAAAAAAAGAATCTAATTTAGAAGAAGCAAAGAACTATACTTATGATGGTAGCGGAACCGTAAAGATCACTAAGAAAAACTTTGCAAAGGTTCATAAAGATTATAAGGGTGGTACTAAGGGTAAGGAAACTATGATGGTTCTTAGTCCTAAAACAGGTGGAACTGTTCTGGCTCCTGTAGAGTTTATTTCAGAAGAACTAGAAGAAGCAACAAATTGGAAACAAGGTGATGGTAAACCTAAAGGTGGTTCTTCTATTGAAAATGTAAAGTTCTGGGATCTTCCTGATGCTTCTCTAAAGTATATTCAGAAAGATGCCTCTGCCGCAATGAAAGCAAATCCAGAAGGTAAGAAAGCTGGTAAGTATGCTGATGAAGTAAATGATGCATCAATTGTACTGTTCTGGCGTAAGAAGAATAACATCATAGTTAAATAATTTAAAGAACTAAAAGGTAATAAAAAATGGCACAATATTCAAAGAATAGGACTTCGTTTTACCCAAATGAAAATGATGATATTTTCGAGGTAGGATTACTAGGAACTAAAGACGGAAATGTTGTGTCTGATATTAATCCACTTCCGGTTACAATGTCACAAGCAGCATCTTATGGTTCTAATAAACCATTCTATCTTAATGTTGCTCAAGGATTAATTCCTGGGTATTCAGGAAACCATAAGTTTGGTGCTGTTCCTTTAATGTCTATCAATACTACTGGAACTGTTTGGGATATCAATGATACTCTATATCCTTGGGATTCTTGGACTACACCAGGAACTATTACTCTTGATAGAGCAAATGCTGCTGATATTAATCATATAGTTAGAGTCGAGGGATTAGATGCTAGTTTTAACTTCGTATCAGTTGATATCACCTTAACTGATGTTAGTAATGCTTCTGCTCAAGTGTTTTCAAGAATTAATAGAATGTATTTACTTACTGATGGTAATGCAAATCTAGGTCATATAAATGCGGTTAAAGGTGGTGTAACAGTTGCTAGGATAACTGCACTAAAAGGTCAGACTTTAATGTCGGTGTTTACCATACCAGCAGGAAAGACTGGTTACTTAATTAATGTTTGTATGTCAACTCAGACTAATGGGGATGGTTCAGGTCAAGTTATGGTTCGTGACTTTGGGGATGAAGTTTTTTTGATTAAACATGCATTTGAGATAAGTGGTGAAGGTGGACATTATATGTACGATTTCCATATACCTACACCAATCACAGAAAAATCTGATATAGATATTAGAGCAATATCAAGAGCTAATAATGGTAGATATACTGCGGTATTTGATATCTTATTAGTAGACAATTAAAAATAAATAAGGAATATAAAAATGAAAAAAGTACCAAGTTGGTTAAAGGGTTCAGTAGCAACCCACAGAGGATATGAAACAAAAGCTGGTGAATTATTAAAGTCCATCAGATTAACTCAAGAGCAAATCAATGAGTGGAATGAAGTTGATACTGTTGTTGTTGAAGAACCTGTAGTGGTTGTTAAAGAACCTGTAGAAGAGATTTATTTAAAGTCTAAGACTAAAGCAGAATTGATTAGCATTGCTGAACGTCATGGTTTAGAAGTTAATCCAAAAGATACAAAAGCAGATATCATTTATATCCTAGAAACTTTGGTGTAATATTATTATGAAGATGTTTGAAGTGTTGAATGAGGAGAACTTTCTATTATATGCATCTAGGAATTATAACTCTACTAAATGTATAGATCTTAATGAATTTTATGATGACCTTAATCGCTTCAAACATATTAATAAATTATTAACTAGATATGCTGTTAATGATGACCTGCAAGAAAGATTGTTACTAAATCATACCATTGTCTTATTCAATGTATTCGGTATAGATGCAGCAAGTAAAATGATATGGTATAGAATTAAAGAACAACATTGGTCAGTGATAAAGACTCTTCTTGTTTACTTGAACTATATAAATGAAAAGGATAAAGTTGAAGTACCTCTGGATATAACACTAGTTGAAAGACTTAGAAAGATATGATTTAAACGATTTTAACCTTTATAACATACTGATTACTAACATGAATAATAGTGCTATTTTCACTTAATATCGTTATTAGTACATTGATACCTATTAGTTCTAGTTATAATGCAGTTTAAACGATTATAATATATAACATGTTGATTAATAACCCTATCCCAATTTTCCCTAGTGACAGATCTATTATACTACACTTTTCAATAAATGTCAACCCTTAAAAAACAATTAGGTAAATTATTATGAGCATTATATCAAGAACAGGTGATTTATTTTATGCCTTTAGATTCTTAAAACTATTAGTTACACCTTGGAACAAAACCGAAGCATTTGAACTTGGTGTTATAGATGCAAAAGGTAAAGTACTAAAAAAAGGATCTACCTTAAAAACCCCCGAAGAAAAAACTTCATATACAATATTCCATAGACTAGTCTTTAATATTAAAAGATTAATTGGATTACTACCATACGGTAGAACTAAAATTGCATCATGGGCAACTGCTATTTTCTTGATCAGAGAAGAAACCGGTATGTCCGAAGAAGCAATCCTAAAAGTTCTAAAGAAAATGGATGCTTCCTTTAATGAAAAGGAATTAACAGAATCCTCCACTTGGTATCTTAATGAAAGCAAACAACTGCTACCAGGAATCTATACTTTGCAAACTGAAGGGGTTTCTCCTAAAACTGGTGAAGTAATTGCCTCGAAGGGTACTAACATTAAAGTTAATGAAGCACTAGAACCTGTTGGATATTCTCTTGGGGAACCTATATATAAAGTATATCACCTAAAAACTAAACAAGAAATCTTTATCAACTCTGGAGAAATAATCAAATGAAAGAAGAAGTTGCCTCAAATTCTGTATCCGGTGGTGGTGTAGATATGAATCCTAATGGAAGACCTAAACATAAAGAGTTTAATGTTTCTGCTGATGTGTTTCGTAAGTTTGAAACGGGTAGAATGAAATTCGAAAGATGGTCAAAGTTCCTTGATGAAGAAGATGATAATCAAATGAGTATCAAATTGTACGCCGCTAAGAATAGAGGTCATACTATCATTCTAAGAAATGAAGAAACAGGTGCACTAAGAGCAATTAGACGAAGATCATCTAACGGGTTATGATAAGACTATATGGTGCAATTGCTTTAGTTATGGTTATCCTTGGTTTGGGTCTTGGTTGTAAATATTATTATGACTCTACCCAAGCAACGATTGAACTATTGACCGCTGATAATGCCACTCTAAGTGTTGCAGTGGAAATCCAAGAAGCTACTATAGCAGAAATTAATAGTTCAATAGAATTGAGAGAAGAGGCTTCTGCCGAAATACAAGATCGACTACAGGAATCTGAGGTAATGTTAGATACACTTAGACTCAAACTCACTAACCATAATTTGACTAAAATTGCCATTAAGAAACCTAATTTACTTGAGGATAGAATTAATTCTGCTACCAAAGAACTGTTTAAAAACATCACCGCTGATACTACTACTCAGTAGTAGTTGTACACCATTACCTAAAATTGAAATTAGACAAAGATATTCGAATGGGGGGTATAAGTGTTTCACTTAAATTTGCAGTTATCGAAATGGTATCTTTTCATAATATTGCCCCCACTTTTAGGACAGTGAGGACACTGGACTATTTCTTGAACAAAGCCTTTTAGAGCAGCAGAAATCTTTGCTTTAGTTTCTTCTGATATTTTCTTGTCTTTTTGAGCAGCAGAAATCCTGGCTTTAGTTTCGGGTGACATATTCTTTTTAGAGGCACTCATCTTTTCTTTAGTTTCTTCTGAATGTTTCCTGCCTTTATGAGCAGCAGACATCTTTGCTTTAGTTTCATCAGATATATTTTGTTTAGAGGCAGAAATCCTGGCTTTATGTTCAACTGATAGTTTCCCTCCAGCAGCACCACCATCAAGACCGTTTTCAAGAATGAGATTTGCCCAATCTTTAGATTCTACTATATCATTTTCATTGGAGAACTGTAGTGCGACTTCTGTTATACTGGTGTCGTAATATGGTTCTGATAACCAAAGGGTCTCTATGAATTCTTTACCATGCTTTTTGATGTGATTTGTCCAACGAGTACCAGAACCCTGATACTTATAGGGATCTTTCTTAGTGGTTTTACCGAAGTATTTTAAACCTGTCTTGGAGTGTTGCTTGATATAAAGAAATGTTGGGATAATTTGTGTATATATAGTTGTGCTGGTCATAATGGTTTCCATTGTAGAATGATTAGAGTTACTGGGAATTGTCGTTCCGCGAGTAACACCTTTATTGCTTGACAAAAAGTGAGTAATGTTATAGAATAGTATTTCTAGTGTTATTTATACAAATTTAAATTTAGGGGTTATAGTATGATAAAAATATATGGTGCAATTGCTGTTACTAGTATTGATGGTTGGGGGTAAATATTAATATTATTACGATTCGACCCAAGAAACCATTGAACTATTTAAGAATATTACTGCCGATACTACTACTGTCCCTTAGTAGTTGCTCACTGTTTCAACCTAAAATTGTGACAGTCACTGAATTCATAAAACCAGTGATCACTCCACAAAAACATCCCAAACCCATTAAACTTTCTAAAGTGGAATGGTCAGTGGTGTCAGATAAAAACTTAGAAGCATTCCTAGAAAAATCCAGAAAGATGAATGGTCAAGTTGTGTTCATTGCAATATCAGTAAGAGGATATGAGAATATATCCCTAAATGTGCAAGACATGAAAAGATATATAGATCAACAAAAAGCAATTATTCTTTATTATGAAAAGTCACTAAAATAAAAATATTAGTAGACAAATCCTACTATATAGTATACAATATGTTATTGACTTTAAGAAACTTGATAAAGGAATGAAATGGGAATTAGATTATTAGAACCGAAATCTATTTACACGATAGATTACAAAACAGCAATAGAGTTTGCCAAACAACAATCAGAAATCTTCTGGTTGCCCGATGAAATTGAAGTTGAAAAAGATTTACACGATCTTAAAACCAACTTTACCGAAGCAGAATATCATGGTGTTATTTCTACACTAAAATTATTTACAATCTATGAGTTATCGGTTGGTAATGACTATTGGCAAAATTATGTTAGTAAAGTATTTCCTAGACCAGACATCCAAAGAATGGCAACAACATTTGCCTTTATGGAAATTGGGGTACATGCACCATTCTACAATAGAATTAATGAAGTCCTTGGATTAGATAATGATGAATTCTATACTGCTTATATGGATGATGAAGTATTAAATAATCGTATGAAATGGATCTCTAAGAGAGTTTCTAAACGTGATACGGTTTATAATATTCTGAAGTCTGTTGGTATCTTCTCTATGATTGAAGGTGCTATATTATATTCATCATTTGCTTTCTTGAAACACTTTAATAACAACGGTAAAAATAAACTGGTAAATGTAAATGCCGGTATTAACTTTTCTGCTATTGACGAAACATTGCACTCAGAAGCGGGTGCATGGTTATTCAGAACATTGTTAGATGAAGCAATTCAAGATGGTGTAATTACTGAAGCAGAACAAGTAAAACTTAGACAAGAATTAGAAGATACTACAAGAATTATCCTAGAACATGAAGCAGTGATTATTGGTAAGATTTTTGAAAAGGGTAGTATTAAAGGTATTAGTGATAAACAGTTGATTCATTTCGTTGAATCGAGATTGGACATTTGTTTATCTAACTTGGGATATAAACATATCTTTAACCCTACATATAACCCTATAGCATCATGGTTCTATAAAGATCTTGAGAGTAGTACTCTACATGATTTTTTTAGTTCTCAGGGGTCTGATTATAATAGAGCATGGACAGAAGGAAAATTTGCATGGTGAAAGAGTGTAGCATTTATGAAGAACTTGGTGAAGAACGTAAACAATTACAAGCAGAAGGTAAATTGCCACTTTGGTGTACAACTGCTGCTTGGCAAATGCTTAAAGAAAAATATCTAACACCAGAGTATACAGATCTACAATCAGTTTATACTAGAGTAGCAAAACACGCAGCAACTTATACTAATGATAAACCATATTGGGAAGATACTTTCTTTAACCTACTATGGAGCGGTCATCTAGCAGCATCTACACCCGTTCTATCTAATATGGGTACTGGTATTGGTTGTCCTGTAAGTTGTTCTGGTGGGGTAGTAGGAGATTCTGTATATGATTTCTATGGTGCTCAACAAGAAGCAGCAATACTATCAAAGAATGGATTTGGTACTTCGGGGTACTTGGGTGGGATTAGAGCAAGAGGATCAAATATCAATGGCATCAAAGGTGGTGCGTCTGGGGTATTACCAGTACTTAAGGATTTTATTCAAATGTCAAGAGATATCTCACAGGGTTCTCAAAGACGCGGTGCTTGGGCGGGATACGTTGAGATTGATCATGCAGATTATCATGAATTGATTAATCATATTTCTAAATACCCTGATGATGCTAATGTTGGTTGGATAGTTTCAAATGATTTTATTGAACGATTAGAAGCGGGTGATCCTGATGCTATTGAACGATATCAGAAAGCCATGAAACTTAAAATGATCACGGGCAAAGGATATTTCTTTTTTGTTGATAAGGTCAATAAACAAAATCCTCGGATGTATAAGGATAAAGGTTTTGAAGTAAAAGCATCAAATTTGTGTACAGAAATTACTTTGTATTCTGATAATGATCATACATTTTCTTGTGTGTTGTCTTCAATGAATGGTGCTTTGTATGATGAATGGAAAGATACAGATGCAGTATTTAATGCTACCGTGTTCCTTGATTGTGTTAACCAAGATCTAATTGAAATCGGTAAAAGAACACAGGGTATGGAAAAGGTTGTTAAGTTTGCTGAAAAGAGTAGAGCATTAGGGTTGGGTTTATTAGGGTTTCATACTTATCTACAAGAAAATATGATTTCATTCGAAAGTATGGATGCATATTATAAAAATACAGAAATCTTTAAACACCTTGATTCTGAATCTTTAAGGGCATCTAAGTGGATGGCCGAATCATTTGGTGAACCAGAATGGTGTGTTGGTTATGGTGTTAGAAATACTCATCGTATTGCTATTGCTCCTAACTTATCTTCTGCTCTTATTTGTGGATCTGTTAGTCAAGGTATTGAACCTATATACAAGAATGCTTATGTTCAAAACACATCTGCTGGAAAGGTTGATAGAGTAAATTCGACATTATTAAAGTTGATGAAAGACCGTGATGTATATTCTGTTAAAACTGTCCAAGATATTATTAAGAATAGTGGATCTGTTCAGCATGTTGATTGGTTATCGGAAGAAGAGAAAGAAGTTTTTAAGACTGCCTTTGAAATCTCTCAATTCCAAATAATCACATTGGCATCTGGAAGACAACGATTTATAGATCAAGCACAAAGTATTAATCTGTTCTTTTCTGCTGATGAATCGGAGGCATATATATCATCGGTACATAAGGCTGCGTTTCTAGATCCTTATATAAAAAGTTTATATTATATTAGATCTGAAAGTGGTGTAACCACTAACAAAGATGAATGCATTTCGTGTCATGGATAATATCTCACCTACTATTGAGTAGAAAGAGGTGACCGCTATCGCCCGGTCCACAATAGGCGACCATTAATATACCTAACGAATAAAGGTAAAAAAGGAAATGAGTGATATGGATAAAATAGAACACACATGTAATGCATGTGAAATGGAATATAAAATAAGATCTACTATGGCAGTACTAGAAAATGTTCAAACTAGATACTGTCCTTATTGTGGTACTGAAAATATTGATGATTTAGATTTTGAAGAAGGTTATGAAATTCCTTTGAATGAATCTGATGATGAAGATTTTGAATAATGATTGGTATCACCAGAATACTTTAGTAGAAACATTACCCGATGATTGTGTCGGGTTCGTTTATATGGTGACGAATCTTACCAATAATAGAAAATATATTGGTAAGAAACTTGCAAAGTTTGCTAAGACTAAGTACAAGATGGTGACCTTAAAGGATGGAACAAAGAAACGTAAGAAGATTAAGAGTCAAGTAGAATCTGATTGGAAAACTTATTATGGTTCCAGTGTAGAGTTGTCGTCTGATGTGGTTTCACTAGGAGCAGAAAACTTTACAAGAGAGATATTGTTTTATTGCAAATCTAAGGGTGCATTGTCGTATGTAGAATTAAGGGAACAGATTTTCCGTGAAGTATTATTACATCCTGATCTATGGTATAATGGAATAGTACAAGCGAAGATCCATAGAAATCATGTAAAAGAGTTGACTTTGCCTTGAATGTGAGTTATAATAAGTCTTACAAAATAAAAATGGAAACATATTATGATTATTATAGATTTCTCAGCAATTGCTATTGGCAATGTTGTTGCTCAAAAACTAACAAAGGAAGACGATATCCGACATACAATTCTGAATTCACTCAGAATGTATAATAAAAGATTCCGTACCGAATATGGTCAAATGGTAATTGCTATAGATTCTTATTCATGGCGTAAAGAGATTTATCCTGAATATAAATTTAAACGGGCTTCGGCAAGAAAAGAATCACCTATTGATTGGAAAAGTATCTTTGTGATTATTGATAAAATTAAACTTGAATTAAAGGAGAACTTTCCTTATAAGGTTGTAGAGGTTGATAGATGTGAGGCAGATGATATTATTGGTGTATTAGCATTAGATACCCAAGAGTTCGGACAACATGATAAAGTGATGATTGTATCCGGTGATAAAGATTTCATTCAGTTACATCAATTCAACAATATCAGACAATATAGTCCTATCACAAAGAAATTTATACAGAACCCAGATCCTAAAGCATATCTACTAGAACACTTATTAAAGGGTGATTCAAGTGATGGTGTGCCAAATGTATTGAGTCCTGATAATACATTTTCTGAAGGTATCCGTCAAAGTCCAATGACACAAAAGAAGATTGCAAAGTATACAATTGACAATCTTGATGATATGCATACTATTATGGAAACAGAAACATATAGAAACTTCTGTAGAAACCGTAAGATGATTGATCTAACACAGATACCTAAAGATCTTGTGTCAAATATCCAAGAAGAAGTTGCTAATGTGAAAGTTAGTAGTAAGTTAAAGGTATTAAATTATCTTATAAAGAACCGTTGTAGTTTATTAATCGAATGTGCAGGAGAATTTACGTGATACTAATGATACACGAGGTATTAGAGAAAGCAGTCTTATTGAAGACTAAAAAGGCAAAGATAAAATTTTTAAAAGAGAATAATACACTAGCATTAAGAGACATTCTAAGAGGTTCATTTGATGATGGTATTGTATTTACTTTACCTAAAGGATCACCACCATTTAATCAAGATGATGCTCCTGTTGGATATTCTAGAACCACACTACAACATGTGACAAATAGATTTTCTTATTTTGTTAAGGGTGGTAAAGGTGATGCTTTACAAAGACCGAAAGTTGAAAGAATGTTTATTGAGATCCTTGAAGGTGTTCATGTAAAGGAAGCAGAGTTAGTTATTCTAATGAAAGATAAGAAACTGACTAGTGTGTATAAAGGTATTACAAAGTCTTTAGTTAACGAAGTCTTTCCAGAATTGATTAAGCAGTAAATATATTATGCCAACCCATGCAACAAGGAGTAAAAGTTTTCTCAGTTAAATCATTTTAAATACAGTAAAAATATATACAGGAAACTGAATATGTATGGACCTCAAGTAGAAAGATTAAAGAGGGATTCTAGGGAACTAGGATACTTTATGCGGAGATTAGAAAAACGTGGTGAAAACAAAAAGGCATTCGATCTTCAAAAGAAGAGAGAGTACCTTGATTCTAGAATTGAAGACTTGGAGGATTTCTTTCTAGGAGCGTAAATAAGTCTTGACAATCTTGCTATTGTATAGTATAATATATTTTCAGTAGTAAGATTGTCTTAAAACCTAATAGAGGATATGAATGCCAACCTATATGTTTAAGAATATAAACACTGGAGAAATCACAGAAAAGTTTATGAAAATATCAGCAAGGGAGATTTACCTAGAGGACAATAAAGATCAAGTAGCATATATTGCAGTTTCACCTCATATAGTTCATGAACTAGGGGGTGTATTATCAAAAACTTCAGATGGTTGGAATGATGTTCTAAAGAAAATCAAATCAGGTTCTGGACAAGGCAACAGTATTCATACAAAAAACTAATAATGAATAGTAAATCAACTAAAATAAGATTAGAAAATCTAACATCTTTAGAACCTCTTACCGAGAATCAAGGGAAAGTGTTCCGAGCATATAATAGTGGAATGAATCTTTCTTTGAATGGTTCTGCTGGTACTGGTAAAACCTTTATTGCAATGTATCTGGCACTAGAAGAAATTCTGGATAAAGATACACCATATGATAAATTGGTTATTATCAGATCCGTTGTTCCGATTAGAGATATTGGTTTCTTACCAGGAACAGAAGAAGAAAAGCAAGAGGTTTATACAGCACCTTATAGAGGTATTGTAAGTGAACTCATAGAAGAACCTAATGCTTGGGATGCTCTTGTAAATCAAGGGGCAATAGAGTTCACATCAACATCATTCATACGGGGTATTACATTAACCAATGCTATTATCATTGTCGATGAAATGCAGAACCTAAATTTTCACGAACTAGATTCTGTTATTACCCGTATAGGGGAGAACTGTAGATTTATAATGTGTGGCGATTATTATCAATCTGACTTCTCTAAAGATAAAGATCGAGATGGAATTTTAAAGTTCATGTCTATTATTACTAACATGAAATACTTTGAAACTGTGGAATTCACATGGGAAGACATTGTTCGTTCAGGTCTTGTACGTGAATATATTATGACTAAAGAACACCTAGGAATTAAATAAAATATTATGTCAAAAAAACTAGCAAAATACGATTCTAAAAATAAATTTAAAGATGAAATAAAACGCAACACTCCTAAGAAGATGCGGGATCCTTCTGATAAAAATAAGGAAAAGTATAATAACCAAAGTGCCTTATTAAATTATGAAATTATTTGAAAAACTTGATATAGATTTTGGTTATCAAGATCTAGATGTTGTATATAATGGTGGTGGTAGAAAATACAAGACACCTGACGGTACTTTGTATCCTTCTGTCACTACTGTATTATCAATACTAGGTCGTGATAGTATTGAGGCATGGCGTAAACGAGTAGGAGAAGAAGAGGCAAATAAAATATCTTATCGTGCTTCTACTCGTGGCACTGCTGTCCATTCTATTATAGAACAATATGTAAAGAACAATCCTGATTATAGAAAAGGGTTCATGCCTAATGTAATACAATCTTTCTTAGCAGTGAAAGATATCCTTGATACTAGAATGGGTAAAATATATGGTCAAGAGTTTGCTCTATACTCTGACTATTTAAAGTTAGCGGGTCGTGTAGATTGTGTGGGTGAATTCGATGGTGTTATGTCTATTATAGATTATAAAACATCAACTAAACCTAAAAAGGAAGCATGGATATCTAATTATTATATTCAAGAAGCCGCGTATGCTATTATGTGGGAAGAAAGAACTGGGATACCTATTACACAACTAGTAACAATTATTGCAGTAGATAACGCACCAGCACAAGTGTTTATTGAACATAGAGATAATTGGGCGCCCCAATTATTAGACACTATTGAAATGTATAACCAAGAACATTGTATAAATACTAATAGTTAATAATAAATAATAAATAGGATAACTAGTATGGATGATAAAATCACAAAGTCACAACTTAATGTCATAGAGAAATCTCTTGATAAAATATTCGACCAACTTGGAGTTGATGTTGTGTTTACTAAACATTTCTTTGATAGATTAAATGATGCAAGAAATAAGAAACAGATTACACCCGATGAATTGGTGGGCATATATAAAGATCTGTATAAGAAGTTTGGTAAAAAAATATCTAAAGTTGGTGGTGGTAAAGAGGTTGAAGAGTTAGTGAAATCAATGAGTACTGATATTAACATCCCAGTTCATATTGAATATGATAAAAAGAATAAAGAAGTAAATCTTGTTGCTAAAACAGTAATGAGAAAAAAAGGTTTTAAAACTGGTGATAAAGTATTAGCAGTTGAAGGCATGTTAGGATTTAAAGATTTTATAATAGAAGGTCAATACGAAATGATGATGCGTAATGGACAAGTCCGTAAGTTCATTGCTAAAGATGATGCTGATGCTAAACGCATTGGTAAAGGACACAATGCCAAGAGTGTTATTCGACTAGTAAAGGGAATGCCTGTCAAATTAAAGGAATCTGTCAAGACAGTCGATGATTGAGGTATGTTAGGATTTAAAGATTTTTATAAAAACTAAAAAGTGAGATAAATTATGAAATTTGCACCATTGAAAAAGAATGTATTAGTAGCAAACATTGAACGTGTAAAAACAACATCATCAGGAATTATTATTGAAGGTACTTCTGGTATGTCTGATAATGAAACTGGTAGAGTGCTTGAGATTGGATCAGAAGTGAATGAGGTTGCTGTGGGTGATGAAATCTTATTAGATTGGGCAAAGAGTACACCAGTGAAAGTTGATGGTGAACAACGTGTCGTTATCTCTGAAGAGTTTATCATAGCGGTTATACAAAGGTAAATTAAATATACGGCAATGATTGAAGTCGATAGGACTGGGGATGCTTGGTCGAAGATATCCTAATTTATGAAATATAAAATACTAAAGATTGCTAAGAGTGATATCAGAAAGAAGTTATTAGCTTTCGGTATGACACCATATACTATTGTTGAGGTTATAAGAGTAGCACCTTTAGGAGATCCTATTGAGGTGATGGTTCGTGGTTGTTTTATAAGTATCCGTGCAAGTGAATGGGATACATTAACAGTTGAAGAAACTTAATTATAAGATAGGATATAATATGGGAAGTGAAAGTATAGGGATGATTTTGGGATCTGATCAAAAGTCCAATAGTTTTTTAAATAGACCTTTAGGTGGAGCACTTCACGAGTTTTATCTATTAGGTGAAATAGCAGAAGCATCTGAGTATATTGATTGGTTTGATACAATCAGAAATGCTGTTAAGGGTGATATCGTTAGGATACATATCAATTCGTTTGGTGGTGATTTATTCACTGCTATTCAAATGATAAGATCTATTCAAGAAACAGAAGCAAGTGTCATTTGTTCTGTTGAAGGTGCTTGTATGTCTGCTGCTACAATGATATTTCTTCAAGGTTCTAGTTATGAAGTATCAGATCATTCTATGTTTATGTTCCACAATTATTCTGGTGGTACTATTGGCAAGGGTGGGGAAATGTATGATAATATTATACACGAAAAGAAGTGGTCAGAAAAACTATTAAGAGAGATATATGAAGACTTCTTAACTGAAGTTGAAATCGAATCTATCCTAAATAATAAAGATATTTGGATGGATTCTGATGAAGTTATTGCTAGACTAAATTTAATCAATGAATTGTATAGTGAAGATAATGAAGAAGAAGGTGATAACATGTTCGATGATTTTGATGATGATTTCATTGAAGAAGAAGAAGAAGTTAAACCTAAAAAATGTTGTGGGAAACTAGATGATAGATGATATATTCGATTTTGGATTTACCGCTGTAGATGAGGCAGAACTTGATATTGTGCAACAAGCAACTAATCAAGTTCTTAAAACCGAAAGTACAGCATTAGATCTACAAACTAAAATTGATGCACTATACAATGCTGTGGTGCCATTACTTAATAATCTCAAAAAGAACCCTGAAAAGGAATATATACTATGGCCGAATCGTTTAGAAAAGGTAGAGCAATTTGAAACACATTTACTAAAAATTTATAAAGGTTAGTTATGACAAAAAGTTGGCATGGGGGAAAAGGAAGTTCCCCTAGAAAACAAAGTGACCGAAAACAATTCGAAGACAATTGGGATAAAATCTTTGGTAAAACCGAAGAACCTAAACCTGAAGAATCTAAAATAGAGGATGATGTATCATGAGTAAATTCAAGTTAAGTAGAAGGTCTAAGAAGAAACTGATTGGGGTAGATGAAGGATTACAAAGTGTTGTAAAAAGAGCAATAGAAATAACTGAAATAGACTTTGGTGTAACTGAGGGTGTAAGGTCACTTGAAAGACAGCAAAAGTTATTTGATAGAGGTGCAAGCAAGACAATGAGAAGTCGGCATTTAACAGGAATGGCAGTTGATCTTGTTGCGTACATAGGAACAGAGGTTAGGTGGGATTGGCCTTTATATCATAAACTGGCAGATGCTATGAAGGTTGCTGCTTCAGAACTTGGTGTTGAAATCGAATGTGGTGCCGATTGGAAAAACTTTCCGGATGGACCACATTTTCAAATAAAACACTAATTTAAAATTATTCGCTTGACATCACCTCAATACTATAGTATAATAGTATTTTGAAATGGGAATATATATATTTTATGAGTAAAATTACAGATTATATCATTGACATGGAGCAAGATTCACTTGTTCTATCATACGTGGAGTTCGTTGAGAAATACGGATCACACCACAATCAACAGGCATATCAAGAAATGAGAATACCCGTTCTTCTTCTAGAGGGACAGGATAATCTTACTGTTTCACAAAATGGAAATAAGAGTTGACTTTTAAAGGATGATATGCTATAATTATAACATAATCAATAATTAGGAGAGCGATGAATTTTAAATGTGACGACAATTTTAAAAGTGATGTAAATTCAAAGATTCAAAAATTTACACAAAGCGATGTTATAGATTCTAAAAATAGTATACTAGAAATAACATCAAAGGGTTCGTTAAAATGCAAACCAACTAGAGATCTAACAAGAGAATTATATAATGAAGAATCGTATTGACTTAATAAGAAACGCAGTGAATAACCTAAATTCAAAATCTGAGTTTAAAACTAAACTAACATCAAAGAATAAACTTCCAAGAACATCCAAGGCATATAAGAACTTCCTAAAGTCTGAAATGACTATTAATAATAACTTAGCGAAGTTAGATGTGAACCATAATGTTTGGAAAGATTCTGAATCTTTTGCAAAAACCCATTATAGTGATGTATATAATGAAACAACTAAAATTGACAATGAGTGGAACTGATATGAATGACTATAGAAACCTTTTAAAATCTAACATATGCGAGGTAACCTTTACTAAAGTTGATGGATATACAAGGGTAATGACCTGTACACTTCAAGCAGAAGCAATCCCTGAAGATAAAAAACCTAAAGGAACATCAACTAGAAAAATGTCTGACGAAACCATTGCGGTTTATGACATTATTACTGAAGATTGGAGATCATTCAGGATAGATTCTGTGACGGAGTTTAAAGTTCTAAAATAAGGAAAATAAGTGTTGACATGGATGTCGATTTAGGTTATAATTACCTATACTTTAAAAAGATAGGAAATAAATATTATGAACAGTGAAAACAAAAAAGATTTAACAAAGACCTTTGAATGTAGTTACAAAGATCTACCATTAGATGACAACGATGATTATGATCTTGAAGCATTTACACCACAACAACTAAGCGATTTCTATTGGGACAACCCTGAAGCAATTCCTGACTAAAATAAAACTTGACATCTAGTTCTAGATAAGGTATAATTAGTCTTACTTAATTGAGAAATACAGGAAATATATTATGAATGAAGATGAATATTACGAATACGAAGTTTATCGTGAAGAATTTAATCAAGACGAAATCGATTTGATTATAGATTATGATGATATATCAGATGATGAAAAATAAAACTTGACATCTAGTTCTAGATAAGGTATAATTAGTCTTACTTAATTGAGAAATACAGGAAATATATTATGGCTATTGTTAAAAAGAAGAAAAAGGTTGTTACCAGAATCAAAACTGGTTTAGCGGGTGCTCCTACCGATACCTTTGAAAAATTTAAAAGGTATATTCATACCGATATTGATAAGAAAGTGATATCAACTATTATAAAAGATTATATCCATCAAACCTGTTCTAAGGAAGATCAAAAATATATTTCAGCATGTCCCGAATATGTATTCACCATGAATACTCATATTGCAGCTTGTATCCATTGGAAATATGCTTTGAGTAATACATTTAAACCAAGAACAGTTAAAAACGGCACAAAGGATATTGAAATATTTTATGATGGTGATAAAGCGATATCAAACTTTTTAATCTCATCTATAATAAAAGGTAAATCCCTTATCAAAGAAACTACTATTGATGCAAAACCTATTATTGTAATAAGTCCTAAAGAAAGACTATTGAATAAAATCAATAAAACCGTGATGATTGATCTAGACACTATAGAAGATTCTTGGATTGATAATAAAAAGGATGTATCTAAACTAGATCTATATACAGCATTTAAGGGTCATGGTTTAACTGGAGCATCTGTGCCTCCTGTAAGAGCAAGACTTATGACTTGGTTATCTGAATATTCAGATGCCTTTAATAATACATGTGAACAAGCTGTTGAAGGGTATTCACATATTATAAGAAGAATTATCAGAAAGAGAATTGATATTATTAACGTAATGTTAGGGGATTTGGATAAAGTATTATCAGCATCTAAGGCAGTTCGTAAAACTAGAGTGGTAAAACCTAAATCGGTTAGCAAACAATTGGAGAAACTTAAATATCAAAAAGAGAGTTTGGAATTTAAAATATCATCTATCCAAGTTAGTTCCATCATTGGTGCAATGAGATTGTTTGTATTCAACTCTAAGACTCGTGAAATATCAGAATATGTTTCTACGTCCTCTAAGGGGTTTGAAGTTAAGGGTACAACATTACAGAACGTGAGTGATGTGTCAAGGAAAACTAAGTTAAGGAAACCGGAAGAGTTCTTAACAATTGCACAAAAGAAAACAATTAAACAAATTGATACTGCATGGAAATTATTGACAACAAAGGTTAGTGTTCCAAATGGTAGAATTAATTCCGATACTATAATTTTAAGGGTGTTTGCATAATATGATGATGTTTAATATGTCTACAAATATGGTTGAGCAGATTGAAAAAGATTTAGAATTGATACCATTAACACCAAAGGAATTCTCTTATATGGTAGAAGAGAAAATCTTAAAAGGATATGATTATATTGCTGCGTGTGTTTATATCTGTGATGAGTTAGAGTATGAGATCACAGAGATTTCTAAATTGATTACACCATCTTTATTACACAAGATTGAAGCAGAAGCAGTTTCTAATAGATTACTTAGATCCAATTCTCACATTCTACCTTTATGATCGAACCATTTACATCGTTCAGGTTATATCAATCTATAAAGTTACATTTCGACTCTGACTCGTATGATTGTATTAAGTATCACTTCAAGACCTCAACAAAACCAGAAACATTCTGGAAGAGGAAGGATAAATATTTCTTTGCTAAGATAGGAAAGCAATTTGATGATACAGATGATTTGATTGGTTATTATGCTTCACAGTTTGTTGCTGATAACAAATGGATAGGTGATATGATAAACGATGAAGCAGTGTTTAAAGATTGGCAAAGGAGAACACAATCATTAGCATATAACTTTGAACAGGATATATGTAAACTTGAAAGCACGGCAGGATCATTTGATAAATTATTTGATTGTTCTAACGGACATCCTGTTGTGATAACATCTTTGATATCAGAAGAGATATCAATTGAAACTGTAGTGATACTAAATCACATAACAAAGTTTTTATCTAAAGCAGATAAAGAGATTACAGAAACCATTGTGTGGCCAGATATATCAAGGAAGATTCGTAAGTACGGATCATTCATCAATATTGATAATAATAAATTTAAAAATATTATACTTAAAGTTTTCTCGTCATAGCGATGAAATCTTAGATTTGCAGTTGTCGAAATGCCATCTTTTCATAAGGCTAAGGCCCCCACTTTTGGAACAGTGTGGGCAATGGACTATTTCTTGAGCAACACCTTTATTAGCAGCTGACAACTTTGCTCTAGTTTCGTCAGATATATGATTTTTAGCAGCAGACATCTTTGCTTTGGTTTCGTCAGAGCGTTTACTGCCAGTATTAGCATCAGATATCTTGGCTTTAGATTCTTCGGAATGTTTCTTGCCTGTATTACCAAATCCACCATCAAGACCATTTTCAAGAATGAGATTTGCCCAAAGATTGGATTCTACTATGTTGTTTTCAATAGATAACTGTAGTGCAATTTCTGTGATGTTGGTGTCGTAATATGGTTCAGATACCCAAAGGGTTTCAACGAATTCTTTACCATGCTTTTTGATATGTCGTTTCCAATGTAACCCTGATCCTGGATATGTATAGGGATCTCTAGTAGTTTTACCAAAGTATTTCTTACCAGTTATGGAGTGTTGCTTGATATAAAGAAATGTTGGAGTGATTGGTGTATAAATAGTTGTGCTGGTCATGGTAGTTCCTTACTGTAGAATGATTAGAGCCAATAGATGTTCGAGCATCGTGATTGGCATTTTTATTGCTTGACAAAAAGTGATTATTGTTATATAATAGTCTTTCTATAGTGTTATTTATACAAATTGAAATTTAGAGAAAGAAGTGAAAATAAGTGTTGACAATCTTACTACTGTATAGTATAATAGTATTTTAGTTAGTAGACAGAGGAGGTAAATTTAGATGCAGTATGTGTGAATAATTCAGTGTTACAAATAATTCAGTAAATAATTCAGTAAATAATTCAGTAAATATAAAAGGAAAATAATATGTCGTTTGATTCATTAAAAAGAAACCGTGCTAATATATCATCATTAACTAAAGCAGCAGAAGCTGCTGGTGGTGGTGAAAAGAAAAACTATGCGGATGATAGACTTTGGAAACCAACAGTTGATAAAGCTGGTAATGGTTATGCAGTATTTAGATTTCTACCAGCACCTGAAGGTGAAGATCTCCCTTGGGTAAGTTATTTTGATCATGGGTTCAAAGGTCCATCTGGTCAATGGTATATCGAGAATTCATTAACATCAATTGGTCAACAAGATCCAGTTTCAGAAGCAAATACAATCTTATGGAATACTGGTCGTGATGAAGATAAAGCAATTGCTCGTGATCGTAAAAGACGTTTACATTATATGTCTAATATCATGATTGTTTCTGATCCAGGTAACCCCGCTAACGAAGGTAAAATATTCTTATACAAATATGGTAAAAAGATTTTCGACAAAGTTATGGATGTTATGCAACCACAATTTGCGGATGAAACACCACTAAACCCATTCGATTTCTGGGAAGGTGCAGATTTCAAGTTGAAGATTCAACAAGTTGCGGGATATCGTAACTATGATAAATCAGAGTTTTCGGCAGCATCTGTGTTTAATGAAGATGATGCTAAACTTGAAGTAATCTATAATGGGTTATATAAATTAGGAGAGTTTACAGATCCAGCAAACTATAAATCGTATGATGAATTGAAAGCGAAACTAGCAAGAGTCTTGGGTGAAGAGGGTGCTACAAGATCAACAGCAGAATCTATTTCATTAGATGAAACTGCAACACAACCCAGTTTCAAAACAGAGTTCGCTAAACCAACAGCATCTGTTGCTGAGGAAGCAGAGGATGAAACAATGAGTTACTTTCAAAAACTAGCATCAGGTGATGGTGGTAGTTAGAGATAGATAACAAGGTATAGTAGAAAGGGGACTTAATTGTCCCCTTTTTTTTCTTTCTAATATCCAGTGTTCATAAACGACAATTTCACCATATCATCTGGAGTAATTCCACTAGAAACAACGGTGGATGAATTTGTCACATTAGTAGTAGCATTACTATTTGAAGTCCAACCACCTGGAGCAACAACGATATTGTTACTTTCTTTATCTGCTTCTGCTTTTTCATTGATATTTTCATTGGTTCTTGTATATACTCCAGAGTCAGGTGTTTCTAACTTTTCAACCACAGGTTCATCACTACTACTACTACTAAAGAAATTACCGATACTTGATAAGATACCACCACTTTCCTTTTCAGGGGATTCTTTAACTAAAGATGCAGATTTTTCGGTTGATTTATCTGTTACTGTAGAATCAAGCGGTTCCTTTTTAGCGTTTTCTTTCCTATAATGTTTGTTTCCCCATTTTTCAGTTTTAGCCAACTCAGCAGCATTTTTAGCTTTAACACGAGAATCCATATCTTTAGGCATGGTAAACCCACCATCAAAAGGATTTTCTTTAGTAAATTCGTAGGATTCCTTTTCTTCTGGTGTTAATAATGCAACCTTTTCTGCTTCTGCTTTATCACGTGCATCGTTTCTAGCCTTTGCTATCTTTTGATTTTTAGTTAATTCCTTTCCTTCGATTACCAGTTGACCAGCAAGGAATTTTCCGTCTTTTACACCAGCATCTTTAAGTTGTTTTGCTTGATCGTCTCTTACACGTTTACTCTCTTTCCTTCTATCGTTAGAATTTCTCTTTCCTTCTCCTCTGAATCCATTAGCTCTGTCATTAGATAGTTTTTCCTCCTTTGACAATGGTTCAGTTTTCTTTTCTTCTTTCTTTTTTTCTGTTACTTTAGTTTCTGTAGATCCGAAACCTAGAAAACTAGCAAGTTTACCAAAACCTGGTATGGCTTTTGTTAATGCTCCAATAAAATCAAAATCAAAAACCGATGTGATAAATGATACAACACTATCCATTAATCCACTAATGGTATCCAATATCGTATCTACAACATTCTGGAATATATCAGTGAAACTAAACGAATCTAATAATTCAGAAAATTTCTCAAAACCTAATGCACTAGCAACCCAAGAAACCAAGTCTTTAATTAAATCTGGTATAAACCCATAAATTTTAGCGGGAAGTTCACTTATCAGTGTTCCTATATTTTGAAATATATTTGAAAATGATTCTATTATAGGACTAAAAAAGTTCGATATAGAGGTTCCTATTGATGCAAATATATTACCAAACCAATCAAATGCGTTGCCAATACCATTTTTAATGATATCCTGAAAACTAAACGAATCAAGAGATTTAGAAACATCATCAAAACCGAAAGCACTTGCTACCCAAGATATTGCATCTTTTAATAGATCCATTGGGTACCCTATCATTGTAGCACCAAGCCCTGATATAAATGCTTTGAATGTTTCCATAATAGAACCAGTTTCTTCAAAGGTCTTAAAGGCATCATTGAATGCATTATATAATGATTTTATTGCTAATCCAATAGCAAGTGCTGCTCCTACTATCAATAATGCTGGTACTAACATTGGAGCAATAGCCGCTAATATAGGAGCAAGAGCAGCACCTATAGAAGAGAACATTCCCATCATACCAGGAATAAAACTGGTCATCATAAAAGCTTTAGCAGCAGACATTGCATTTTTAAGAAGGTTCCACCCCTTACCAGCAAACTTCGTAAGACCTTTCAAGAAACCTTTAAAGTCTGCTATCCTTTCAGGTAACCACTTCATCTGCATAAAAGTTCTTACTGCTGTAACAGCCACCTTTAACGCTTTAAATCCTGATATAATTTTACCACCAAACTTCAAACCAATTCCTAATATTATACCAGAAAGTATTCCTGCATGTTTCCAAATCAACTCTAAAGCACCGCCAATATCGCCTTCAACGATTTTATTAATTGCTTTAAACATATCAACGACAAAATCAATAGCACCATTTATAATTTTAATGAATGTTTCTGGGCTAAATAATAAAAGTGCTATCCCAGCAAGACCTGCAAGCAGTCCACCTTTAGACTTTAAACTTTCACCAAGTGATTTTAAACCATCAGACATTCCTTTGGTATTTTCTTTAATCTTATTCCATATTGATGCTTGTGATTTTAATTTCTTTTCAGATTCTCTACGTTGTTCTTCACCTTGTGCTAATTTACCAAGTGCTTCTAGTGTTTCACTCGCAGATTTCTTTTCTTCATCAGATGAACTAGGATTCTCTAATATTGAACTAACATCAGCAAATTGACTGGCAAGTTCAAGTGAATTTTCATTTGAATCTTTGTTTAGTTTTTTAAGTTTAGCACCCAAATCTCCCTTAGACAACGAAACCTGTAATCCCTCATTTTGTGCTTCTAGGGTTTTAGTTAAGTTCTCTAAAGATTTATTTTCAAAAGATTTTAATTTCTTTTCAGATTCTCTACGTTGTTTTTCACCTTGTGCTAATTTACCAAGTGCTGCAAGTGTTTCACTAGCAGATTGTTTTTCTTCATCAGATGAACTAGGATTCTCTAATATTGAACTAACATCAGCAAATTGACTGGTAAGTTGTCTAGAATTCTCTGTAGTATTAGCATTTAGATCTTCAAGTTGTTTACTTAAACCATCCATAACCAAATTGGTGTCTAATATTTTATTTTGTGCCTTTAGAGATTCTGTTAATTTATTTATTGGACTGTTTTTTTCTGCTTCCTTCTGTGCCTTTTTAAGTGCTGCCTCATTCCTTCTAGCAAATTCACCCATAGCATTAACATTCATAACTGAAGATGCTTGAATTTCTTCTGTTACTTCAGAATCACCCTCTTTCCAAACATCATTTAGTTTTTTAAGTTCAGATGTAACAGCATCAACATTCAAAGAAGTTTTTAACGCTTCAGTTTGTTGTTCTATTGCATCTGTTATATCATTATCCTTTGCCATTATTTTTTACCTGTTTTGAGATTTAATTCGGTCGTTTTCTTCTTTAATATATTGTACTAATAACATAAGATATATCTCCCTTTCCCAAGGGATCATTGAATCCAATTCAGATAAAGAATATTTATGATGTTGCATTAGAGAAAAATTAGTCTTATAATAATTCTCTAATGAATCATGTGACATGCATACTAAAAAAAACTTTGTAGACCTTCCAACACTACAGAGTTATCTTCACCACACGATACACATTTGAAGTCAATGTCATGTTTTAGTTTTGGCATATCATCAAAATACTCTGATATCTTCACAAATTGTGTTGAAGTTAATGATTCTAGAAATGCTAGTAGATTTGCTGGAGTTTCATCTTGAGCAAGATATACACTTTCTTTATCGTAAATAGATTCAATAGAAGATACTACTGCTCCCATTGCATTATCTCTGTCATCATTTTTAGATGATAATTGTTGCTTGATACCCTTCACGGTAGGATATTTTAATACAATTCCAATTTCATCTGTTAATTGAATCTTCTCAGATCCTTTCATTTCACCCGACACTTTAACTTTGTCTAGATTGATTTCTATTTCATTCTTGGTTTCGCATGAAGTACATTTGACACCAATCTTAGCAATTTCGCCAACTGATTTAGCACGAATCTTTAAGAAGATATATTCCATATCAAACATAGGAAGTTTATCAACATTTACTTTGCCGTCAGTGCAACCAGAAATGACATCACGTAATGCTGTTATCATTTGCTTTTGATCGTTAGTTTCAATGCCCATCATAAGAATCTTTTCTTCTTTGACTAGGTAAGGTCTGTATTCAATTTCTTCTTGTGTACTAGGTATAACCAATGTATATTTTGGTGTATTAATTCTAGGTAATGCCATTATATTCTCCTGTAATAATAATAATATTGTATTCTTTATCCAATCAAGTTTGATAAACCCGTTGATGCTCTATTAGTTATAGACGTAATTCCTGTGTTAACTTCACCAATAATATCGTCAAGAAACCCAACTCCTGTTGATGGTGTTGTGATACCACCAAGACCAGTATTACCACCCGCCAATATATCTTTTACTCCTTCTGAGATAGGTGATGTTATAGATGTGACAGTTGAAGTTATATTTTCTTTGATGGCATTAATAGTAGAATTCAACGAATCATCCAATGATGTTTGAATACCCTGTTTAACGGAGTCTAGATCAAATTCAACTTGGTTTGGGATATCACCAAATGGACTATATGGTAATGATGCGATGTTAGGATTCGGTATTGATAATGCATCCCCAAAATCTGCTGTAGATGAAACCTGCTCAAAGTTACTTCCCTTAGTTGTAAAATTATCAAAGGTCATCACAATGGTTAACTTAGATAATGCACCATCACTAACACTTAATGGTGTTATAGCCATTGATATAGGAAATGCCTTATGTAACATCACTTGATGGATTTCATTGTTATTTAGATCAAGTTGTGATATTGTCATTGGCATAGCATATTGATCTCTATATCCAACAAATCCGGATACATCATTTACAACATGTTTCATCCATTTTTCAAAGATACGGTATATATAAAAATCATTTGTGACATAGAATGTAAGTGTTACATCATCATTGATAAATGTATAAGGTCGTTTAATTTGACCACCAACAGGAGCAAACTCATTAGTTGATATACTTCTTCCAGGAAGTGTTACACTTTCACATAAAGCATTTACTGATACAGTATCGGGTTGAACCGAAGCAGGTCCTGAAAAGGTTATAGCAAAATAGTTTGCTCTTGCTATACCTTTATGTTTATTAATCTGAGCAGATAAATCTGCTATAGGATTCTTGAATTTCATTATTATCCTCGGATAGTTTTTCTTGAGTCACGCCAAACTGTTGACTGCTTAGCTTTCTTAAACATGGCTACTGGCAAAAAGGTCGCTAGTTCCCATTCAGGGGGTTCTACTCGTACCACTGATGCTTCTATATGTGAGAAGAGATATCTTTTATAACAAGGTTTAAAATACTTAAACTTTGCGGCCGAGGATAATAATCCATAAGACAGTTTCATCTTAGTAGATTCATCATAACGTTTATTATTAACAGTCATTAATAAACTATCCAATAACTTTGCCCTTAATACTGGTGGAACATAATGTAAGTTGATACCATAAAAACCACCATCAGCGGGTGCAACCATAACCACTAATGGAAAATTATCATAGTAAGGTAATGTCTTACGTAATTTTGGATCATAAAAGAACATATACATAGATCCAATTCTTGGTCTATTCATCTTCTTTAAATTTGGATCTTTTAGTATAGATCTTCTATTAAAATCTTTAATGTTCTTTAATTTATCCATGAACCATTTACGTGATTCTGCGGTGCGTGGTGCAATACCTGATCTAAATGCTTCTTTCTCATATTTATCAAATAACGAATCTGCCATAATTTATTTCCTAGTAGGGGTTGACATTTGTAATAAAGTGTAGTATAATAGATCTGTCACCGGGGAAAATTGGGGATACTATTATCCTTTAAGTAATATTTTTATACCTAAACCTGTTAAAGTATCTTCCGTCCATATTTCGAAGTGATATCCTCTATCTTGTGCATACTTTGTTGCTGCTTTCCATTTACACTCATTCTTGATATAAGTCATACATTCATTAATATATCGTTTAGTTTGTCTTGCTGGTTTCTTTGGTGGTATTGTCTGGCACTTTGGTTTAATCTCTACAAGTAATATTCTACCATTAGAGAACTTAATCTTTAAATCAATAAAGTATCTATGCATCTTATTATCAGTCTTACATCTATAAGGTACTATAGTTTCTTCTGATTGCCATCCAATAATATCTTCACGTCCCTCACACCATTTAAATGCTTGTCTTTCCCAAAGTGATCTATAGGTAACAGATTTATAATCACCAAGATATTTTTCTGGTTTCTTAACCTTATATTTACCTTTGTGAGTTTTAAATGCCATAATAATATCCCTTAAATCATTGTATATAAATAACTATATTACTATTTATAACGGATTCAATTTATGGCAAACTTAACATATCCAAGAAATTTATCAGAGTCTAAAGCAAACTTTGTAACATTTAAAGCCCTTGGTAAAGCAAAGGGTGATATGATTGGATCTGTAACTTTATATTGTCCTTCAAGTTTGGTTAGTGCTGCGGGTGCATCCTATGGCACATTTGATATGGGGATGTTCGGTGATATGGGGGATTTGGCTGGTAAAAATGCTGATCAACTTGCATCGAAACTTAAAGGGAAAACGGCAGCACTTGAACAGTCACCAGAACTAAAAGCATTACTTGCGGGTCAAATGTTAAAATCATCGGGAGTTCCTGGTGTAGATAAAATTGGTGATGTTTATAAAAAGGAAAACGGTATTGCTATAAACCCTAATACTGTCACAACATTTCAGAATATGACAATGAGAGCAAACACCTTTCAATTCAAACTTGTTGCGGATAGTCAAGCAGACTCTGTTCTTATCAAAAATATACATGAATTCTTCAGGAAACATATCTATGCTGCTTCACAACCTGGTAATAATACTATTTTATCATACCCGCCCAAATGGGAAATAAAGTTTCATAAGCATGATGGTCAAGTTAATAAATTTATTCCACAAATCTATGAATCATTCCTTGTTGGTTGTAACTCAACGTTTAATGCATCAACAAACTTAACATTCTCTGATGGTGCTCCTATTGAGGTTGATCTGACTTTATCATTCCAAGAAACTAAAGTTCTTAGTCAGGGTGATATTCAATTATTAATGCAATATTAAACTATATAAGGGTTAATACATGTCAAATTTCTTTAAAAACTTTCCATTATCACCTTATGATTTTGGTGATAATAATAATAATAAAAATATTATCATTGATTTGTTTAAACATGTCAAGGCAACTATTAATCTTGATGATTCTAATTCATATACATATTATCAGATATTAGATGGTTCAAGACCTGATCAGGTATCACAAGAGTTATACGATACACCAGATTATTATTGGACTTTCTTTATGATTAATAATCACCTTATAAATGGTATGCATTCTTGGCCTAAAGGATATACTGAACTTCAAACTTATATTGAATTGAAATATCCATATCATACTTTAACTGGTTATGTTAATTCCGGTGGTACCGGTGAGGATCATTTATTTTATACCAAATCCTTTGTTAAAGGTGAAACTATTCAGGGAAGTGAAACCGGATATACCGCAAAGATTATTGATATTGATTTGGATATGAATAGTTTAACATTAGGGGAATTATCGGGCAATTTTAATTCAACTGAAGAAATTACTGGATTGACTTCGGGTGAAGTTGTTTCTCAAGGATCTAGCAATTACACATTCACATTACAAAATCAAAACGAATCTGCACATCATTATGAATCGATTGATGGTGTTGTTGTACCTCGTATAACGTATTCTGTTGACGAAATATATCCAATTCCCTCATTATATAAAATAACTAATTATAATTATGAAGTGGGTGTCAATGATTCATTCATGGATATAAAGGTATTAAAATCACATTATATCGAAGATTTTTCACGTACATATAAGAAGTTAATTAATGGCTAATACATCAGGTTTACATAAAACCACATCAACAAGTGAAGGTGGTGATCCTTCTTCGCATAAGCTAGGCATTAAAATATTTTCTTCTAATGGCAAAGAAAGAGATATTACTGCATTAGTTTCAAAGGTTATTGTAACGGAATCCATATACCAACAAGCACTGATGGCAGAATTTGATATCACGGATGGTATCAATATGATGGAAGACCTTAATATTACTGGTAATGAAAAGATTACTATGGTATTAAGAAAACAAATTAAAGAAGGTGAAGAAGCCGCAGATCTTCAATCGGATTGGTATATCCTTGATATACCTTTATATGGTAGACCTAAACCTGATATTCAAGTATATAAGATTAGATGTATATCTACATTTGGGTTTATCTCAAAATTAAAAAAAGTAGAGCATGTTCTTAAAGGTACTCCAGTTGAAATATTAGAAGAACTATATCGTGAAAATAATATTGAGGGTGAGAAGTTAGATGTAAAGGATACATCCTCGGCTGGTATTATGACTTATATACCACCTAAGATATCTTACTCGGATGCTATATCACAAATATTATCTAAGACAATGAGTGATAATGGTTCTCCTTATTTCTCGTATGAAATCTTCAATGGTTCATCTAACGGTTCTAAGGTTGTTATGACTTCTTATAATGAAATGGTGACGGCTGAACCGTATGAAAGATACGAACAACACTTTTTTGAACAGGGTGAAGCCTTTACGGACGGACAATATTCACATAAAAGAAGAAGTATACTTGAAGTATCATCTAACCTAGGATTCTCTCCTTATAAAGCATTAAAGGATGGTGCTTATACTACTAGAAGTCATATATTAGATTGGGGTACTAAATCATATAAACTGTCCGATTATAATGCTATGGATAATAAACCACCTTTGATGGATAAAGATCTTATTATGCATCCTGATTTTAATATTAATGGTTTAAGTTATAGTAATATAGTGGGTACTCATAATCTTTATTACAATACAAATGCATTAGCAAGAGCAGATATGGGTGAAGTTGGGATACATGAACATATGGCTTTATCTGGTAATATAAGAAGATCTATTATGTCTAATATGGCACAACTAGAACATTCAGTTAAATTATATGGTGATGTTAGATTAACACCAGGAACTATGGTTGAAATTATATTTGCTAAAACTGGTCATGCTGAAATTGAAGAAACAGACCACGTTGATTTATTATTATCGGGTAGATATTTAATTGTATCATCTGTACACGAATTTGTTTCGGGTGGATATTTTACAAGAATTAAAGTTCGTAAAGATTCTATTGATCGCGGTAAACTAGCATATAATCCTATTGAGGGTGGTAGTTCTCCTGAACCAAAGGAATTGGTTGGCAAAAACCCAGACGGACCTAATGGTGGATTATTGGGTGAGACTAAACCTATAGAAACTATTATGTTACAGAATAATGTAGAAGAGTTTGTGGAAGAGTTTGGTGGCGCTTCTGTTATAACAGGTACTAATCCCACAGATCCAAACAAAGAAGAAGAAGATCTCTTGGATGAGATTGGTGGTTGGATTGATACTTACCTTGGTATAAACGGCAATCTCGTTGATATAGGACAGTTATCTTTATATACTGGTATGATTGATGATGATACTGGATATGTAACTATTAAAGGTAACTATTCAGACATGAGCGGTTATTTATCAGACGAGCAATTTTTGCAGTTCATAGTAAATAAAAAGAACGTTTTATCACCGGATGAGTCTTTATATGATGATGGTATAACCAAGAATTGGGTTGGTAGTTGGGTTGATAGATTCATTGGTATAAACGACAATCTCGTTGATCTAGAAAAGATAAAGAACTATGATCAATTGATTGATGATAGTGGTTATGTAACCTTTGAAGGTACGTTATCGGTTATGAACGGTCAGTTATCAGACTCACAATTTAATCAGTATTTAGTAAATAGAGCAAAGTTAAACCCACCTGCTGTTGATGTTTCACCCGGTCTTGATGCTGTTGATAGACAATTCGACTGGTACTCAATAATGACACAGGAAGAGCTAGACTACTATAGTGGTGTTGTGGATGAGAATGGACAATATCCACCAGAACCTGACTGGAATGATATTGCGAGCAGAAGGTAATAGTTCATATCTCTCTTGACAAGGAACGTCATTATGTGGTATAAGTATAGTACAATTACAAAGAGAAAATGCAACAATATAATCAGACATAAACACAGTCGAATTTATACGTATTGCCTATTTAAATAAGGATTTAGAATTATGAATGTAAACATGAATGATACCAGACAACAACAGTTTGTCTGGTTCACGGGTGTCGTTGAAGATAGAGCAGACCCTTTATTTTTAAATAGAGTAAGAACCAGAGTCTTTGATTTCCATACTGAAGATAAAGCAAAGTTGCCCACAAATGATTTGCCTTGGGCAACAGTATTAATGCCTACCACAGTTTCTGGTGTTTCTGCTATAGGTGAAGGTATTCATGGATTAGTGGAAGGTTCTTGGGTATTCGGTTTCTTTAAAGATGGTTCAGATGCACAAGATCCTGTTATTATGGGAACTATCATGGGACAGAACACCGCTGGTTCTGAATCTACTATGGGATTTAATGATCCTAATGGAATCTTTCCAAGAGAACAAGGTATTGATACTTCTGATAGAGCAATAGGTATCGAATCAACTAAGAAAGCACGTGTTGGAATATTTGAACCAGAAGATCCTTATAGAGGAGAATATCCTTATAATAAAGTTCGTATAACCGAATCTGGTCATATGATTGAGTTTGATGATACTCCTGGTGCTGAACGAATAAATATACAACATAGATCTGGTGCTTTCATTGAAATACATCCTGATAATAAAATGAGAACTAGATCCGCTGAAAGATTTGATGCAATGCAAACTTGGATTGTTAATGTTGCGGGGGATTCTGTTGTTAATGTTGGTGGTAATGCGGTAACAACAATACAAGGAGATTCAACTATTACTGTTGCGGGTAAATCTAATATTGATGCTAGGGGTGATGTTCTTTCAAGGAATTATGGTGATACCACTGCATATAATACTGGCAAAACAACTTTAAATGCTTTGGATGATGTAACAGTAAAATCATTGGGTAATCTGGTGGTGGATGTTGCGGGTACATTATCAATGACATCTGGTGGTGATATGTCCTTCATTGCCCCTAATATTACTATGAGTGCTACGGAGACATTAACAACATTATCAAACAATACTATTATAAATGGTACAACTAATGTTGCATTACATGGTCTAACTGTTGACTTTAATCCTACTGGTTTTGTGGTAGGAGATGTGTCACCTTTACCTGTTGTAGAATTTACAGAAAAAGAACTTGATGAAATTTTTCCTGTAATAGTAGAAGAAGATGATATTGATGTCAATTTTCCTACACCAAAATTCTCGGTGGTGAAACCTGATGGATGGACTTCTTATTCATCACAAACTTCTGGATATAAAGAAACAGGATCATCTGGTGCAAGTGCTTTTACTGGAGGATCTATGAATATGATCGAGGCGGGTGGTGGTAATCTTGCTGTTGAAGAAAATGTTATTCTAGACACAGGGGGTGCTGGTTCTGTCGTTTATATCAACCAATATGCAACAAGAAATAAACCACTTGCAGCAGAATTAGAAAAAATCATTATAGATGCCGCAACGAAAATTCAACTTGATGTACAGATATTTTCTGGTGGTATGACTAATAAAAAGAGAACTGGTTCTGATAGACATTTATGGGGATTTGGTTGTGATGTTTGGTTATTTTCTGGTGGTAAAAAACTTAAAGTAGACGATTTACTATTCCAAGATTTTGCTAAAGCATGTAAAGAAGCTGGAGCAACTTCAATGGGTGCTGGGGCTGGTTATATGGGTGGCATTGGACTTCATGTTGATATTGCAAAAGGTAATACTGTTAGTCCTGCCGCAGCTTCTTTTTGGGGTGCTGGTGGTAGATCTGCTAATACACCAACTTGGTTGGTAAATATTTTTAAGGCGTAATCGATATGGCTGCTTTAGCAAAGATGGGTGGTGAGAGTGAAGTAAAATGCACTGATGGTGCTTTAAAAGACCCGCCAACTGAGTGTGTGACGCTAACTGTTTATGGGAATAAATGGGATAAAGAGACAACTCAAAAATCTGCTGCTGGTAGTTCTGATGTTCTTGTTAATAGTAGTGGCACTGTTCGTAATGGTGATGCAATGGTTACACATCCTGATGGGGATCCTTGTGTAGTCGCCGCCGTAAATCACGCACCCACTCTTAGCACCTATAGTGCTACTGTATTTGTAAATAGTAAAAACATTGGAAGAATAGGTGACAAGTATAATTCTGATGAACATTTTGATCATGAAATATCATCAGGTTCGGTAAATGTTTTTGCTGGTTAATAAAAAGGAATATAAATAAAGACATGAGTACATTAAACTTATCAGATAATTCTGACATAACAAAAGATTCACAAATTGTATCAAGAGTTAAGTCTTATTCAGATCTTGATTTACGATTTAAACCCCATCCTAGTTATGGTGATATTGTTCCTATAAAGGATATTGCAGCAATCCAGAGTTCTATTCGTAATATATTATTAACCAATTATAACGAGAAACCTTTCGAACCAGACTTTGGATCTAACATTACTCAGTTTCTATTTGAACCAAGTAATCCTATTACAATATCATTGATGGTTGGAGAGATTAAAAGGTCTATAAAAAATCATGAACCTAGAGTTGTGGTTCGTGATGTTACTGTTACTGATGATAGTGATTTAAATGCACTTTCAATATCGGTTACAGTATTGATAATTAATTCTCAACAAATCGTTGATATATCTTTATACTTAGAGAGAACAAGATAACATGGCATCCATAAAGAACGTAACAGAATTAGACTTTGATCAGATAAAAGATAATCTAAAAATATTTTTATCAGCACAAGATAAATTTAATGACTATGATTTTGATGGTTCGGGTCTTAATGTATTATTAGATGTATTAGCATATAATACACAATACAATGCATTATTAGCTCATATGTCCGCAAACGAAACTTTCTTAGATTCTTCACAACTAAGACAAAATGTGGTTTCTCATGCCAAATCCCTTGGATATCTTCCTAGATCCGTTAGATGTTCTGATGCTAATATGAAATTAGTGGTGACAGGGGATTCACAAGGTCCAGCAGAACTTCAAATACCTAGAGGCACAACCTTTAATGGTGCAATCGGATCTAAACAATTTACATTCGTAACTAATGTATCACATAAAGCATCTAAAGATGTTAATAATCAATATACATACGATTCTGTTATTGCTAAAGAAGGTGCATTAAAAAGTATCACATATCGTGTTACTGGTAATGAATTTCAAAAGTTTAGAATTTCGGATAAGAAGATTGACACCTCAACTTTAAGTATTAGAGTTAGATCATCTTTGACATCTGCTGATTATCAAACATATAATTTCTTTCAGAATATTAATGATATTACAGCAACATCCTTTGTATATTTTATCCAAGAAAACTCTTATGGTGAATATGAGTTTTACTTTGGGGATGGTGTGCTTGGATATAAACCTGCTATAGGTCAAATAGTCGAACTGTCTTATATTTCTACTAATGGTGTGGATGGTAATGGTGCAAAAGCATTTACTATCAATTCTAGTATTGGTGGATATACTTCTATAGTAGTACAACCCGCAACAGGATTCATTAGAACTTCTACAGGCACTAATGTTGAATCTATAAATTCTATTAAGTATAATGCCCCAAAGGTATTTTCAACACAAAATAGAGCAGTAACAGCACAAGATTATAGATCTTTATTATTATCAGAATATGATTTTATTGAAGATATTTCTATATGGGGTGGAGAAACTGCGGAACCTCCAGTATACGGTAAAGTTTATATCTCTATTAAACCTATTGATTCTGAATATCTTTCTCAACGTTTAAAACGTACCATTTATAAAACATTAAAATTGAAAAACATTGGATCAGTTACACCCGAATTTCTTGATCCTGATTATACTTTTGTTACAATGGATGTGCTATTTAAATTTAATCCTAATGAAAGTTCTAATAGTAAAGTGCAACTAGAATCATTAGTTTTACAAGGAATAAACGATTATAATAATACAATCCTAGAAAAATATGATGGGGTGTTGAGACATTCTAATATACTTAGTCTTATTGATAATACTGATGCTGGTATATTGAATAGTACAATCAGATTAAAAATGCATAAACATTTAGTTCCTATCACAGGATTAACATCTAATTATAATCTTAAATTTTCATCACCAATATACACATCAATTAATAGTGAAGAGGTAATTACATCAAGTACTTTTACTTATGAAGGCACTACTTGTAAGTTCACAGATATTGCAACTGAGGCTGTTGGTTTTAGAAAGATATTAATATTGGATACTGTCACAAACAATATTGTGAATAATCAGGCTGGTATTATTAATACAGCAACAGGACTTGTTAGTATAGTTTCGATTATCATAGAATCTACGGATGATATTTTAATATATTGTAGTCCAGATTCAAATGATATTGCTCCTAAGTTTAATCAATTGGTTTCTATCGATTTCACAACTGGACTTGATGGTTTGCCCGGTGTTAACGTTGCAGGAGAAGAAGATGGTATATCAGTTCTAGGATCTACAGCATCCTCAACATACAATACATTCCCAAGACATGGATAATTTAAAAAAGTTAAATATTGAGCATTCCAAGGTTGAGCAGTTAATACCTCAACAACTCCTTGGCGATGCTCAACAACTTGTAGAGTTTCTAAAGGAGTATTATAACTTTCTGAATGTTGATGGAAATCCATCAGACATTATTAATAATATGCTACGAAATAAAGATCTTGATCTTCTTGTAGATGCTTTTATTGATTTAGTTCGTAAAGAAATTGGTGAAGGTTTAGCAAGAGGTTTAGTAGCAAATAAGGTTAATGTATATAAAAACATTGTACAATTATATCAAGCAAAAGGTTCACTTGCTTCATTCAAATTGTTATTCAGAATTTTATTTAATACAGAGATTGATATAGGTCTACCAAAAGAACAAATTTTCATTGCTTCGGATGGTAGATGGAATCAACAGAATGCTTTATTTGTTGAAACTATTTCTGGTGATCCTTTCATTTCCGTTGGTAATATTGTATTAATTACAACACCAACAGGAACAAAGATTAAAGTTGATGTTGAACGTGTTAAAAAAGTTAGTGCCACTGTTCATGAAATTATTATATCAAAAGAATATATTGGTAATATATCTCCAAATTCTGTAATATCATATAACACTTTTAGTGGTAACATTAAAAATGCACTTAATAAGTTTAAGATAAAATCATCGGGTAGAAACTTTAAGGTTGGACAATTTATTACCATTAATGATCATGATGGTACTAATACAAGAATTAAAGTAACAGCAGTTGATGCTAATAGTGGTATCTTAGATATAGATTTTATTGAATTTGGTACTGATTATCCAGATACTTATAATATCCAAATAATACCTAAAGGATATGATTATAATACATACCCTGATCCATCAGATCCTCTTATAGCAACTATAACAGATATATATGAAACTTGCTATACTCATGATAATGGATATATTCAATTAAATTCTGATACACCAATTGCCTTTGGTACTGAATATGTGCCTAATGAAAATGATGTGAATAACATTAACATGGAGATTTCTGTAGATCCTGTTAATGATGCTATAGCATATCCATCAAGAGCAATAATAGAATTTACATCAAATCCTGTATCAAAATATAAGGGGGCATATACATCCAATAAAGGATTTTTATCGGATGGCATATATGTACAAGATGGATATTATTATCAACCATATTCTTATGTAATTAAATCACCAATCGATTTCTCTACTTATGAAAATCTGGTAAAACAATCAGTACATCCCGCTGGTATGATAATGTTTGGTGAGATTAATATTAATAATATAATTGATGCTTCTACTTCTATCAAATTATTATTAAATTACTTTAATGATAGATTATATGATGCTGTCGATACTTCAGATATTATGGTTGTATTATATTTCAAACCTTTATCCGATAATGTATCTACAACAGATAGTGTATCATTTGGACAAGATAAATCTATATCAGAAATATATAATATAAATACAATAGAAGATGGGTTTATTGATTTAAATCCTTATGCTCTTGATTATTTTGCTGAAGAATATACTGATTCTAGAGTAGGAACATTTTAAATACAAAAATAGGAATAACATAAATGAATATGCAAGAAGTTGTAAAATCTACGGGTGAAGTATCAATCAAAATATTTGATGCTGCTGGTAAATTAAAAGAAAAAATATTTGTACCAAATCTAGTCGTGCAATCTGGTAGAGATTGGATAGTTTCTAGAATGGGTTCTGATACACCAGTATTAATGAGTCATATGGCCATTGGTAGTGATGCTACTGCAACAAGCACAAGTCAAACAACTTTAATATCTGAATTGGGTAGAACAGTATTAGGTTCAAGTGTTGTTGTCGATAACACTATCACTTATACTTCCGCATTTGCGCCTGGAGTTGGTACTGGTTCTATTGTAGAAGCTGGTATCTTTAATGATGTGACTGCTGGAACTATGTTATGTAGAACAGTATTTGGTGTTGTAACAAAAGACGCGGCAGATACTATGACTATTTCTTGGACTATTACAGTATCTTAATTATTACGAATAGAGAGAAATTATGAGTGCATCAATTACACCATTATTCCACCATAATATAGCAAGAACGATTTATGAAGATATTCAAAGTCGTAAATCTATCTATCATACCTTTGTGGGACAAATTCTACCTTGGACAAGTGAACTAGATCCACCTGCCGTAGAAACTAATATATCTTACACTAATGATGTTAGAAATAATATCATTTCGACTAAACAAACTTCTTTGCAAGATGTTTCTTATGTTGTAAATGAAAATGTGTGGACGTTTAACGCAATTTATGATATGTATGATGATAATATTAGTGTAATTAATCCAAGCACTTCTGGTGCTACTTCATTGAATACTGCTAAGTATTATGTACTTACCGATGATTATTATGTCTATAAATGTATCTTTAATAATAATGGTGTTGCTTCTACTATACAACCAACAGGAACTTCTATTGGTTATATAGAAACTTCTGATGGTTATGTATGGAAATTTATGGCATATGTACCATTAACTCTAAGAAATAAATTCCAAGGATCGGGGTATTTTCCCATCACACAATCTGTTAAGAATCAATATTATAGTAACGGCACAATATCTGCTTATACTATTCTAGATTCTGGATCAGGTTATTTACCAGAGGAAACTTATGTTTCAATTGATGGTGATGGTGATGGTGCTGATATAAGTCTTGTATTCAATTCGGGACAGATCACAGATATTATAATTAATGATGCTGGGTATGGTTATACTTACGCTAATTTAATTGTTACTAAAGGACCTTCAGATGCTGGTTCTGGTGTTAATATTGTTTTAGATCTAGCATTTGGTAACTTAGATACCCAGCAATCTACCGTAGAATTATCTGCTGTAAAAGGTGCTTTAAGTTATGCGGTTGTTTCAAATGGTGGTTCTGGTTATACTACTGCTAGTGTTGCTATCTCTGGCGATGGGACTGGTGCTGTTGGCACTGTTGAAATTTTGAATGGTGTTATTACTAATATAAACTTATCTAGTTATGGTACTGGATATTCTTATGCTAATATTGTTATCACTGGTGATGGTACTGGTGGTACAGGAAGAGCAATTATATCACCAATAGGTGGTCACGGAAGTAATGCTCCATCAGAATTATTATCAGACATATTGTGTTTTTATAGTTCACTTGAAAATGAAAGTAATCAAGGATTGCTTGTAGATAATCAATATAGACAATATGGTTTAATTAAAGATGTTGAAACTTATGATTCATCATCCAAATTAAATGTGTTACTTGGATCTGGATGTTTCCTAGTAACCGCACCAACTGTCACTAATGTATTAGAAGATATGGTTCTTGTATCAGGAACTAAAACCTTTAATGTGATTACATCTACAAGCACTCAAATATTATTACAATCTAAGGATAGTTCTGTTCCTACAGTGGGAAATGTTTTAGTTAATCCGTCAAGTGAAGATGTGTGTACTATAAGTGATGTCATCGATCCTAGTATTAATAAATTCTCTGGTGATATGTTAATCGTGGATAACAGATCTGCTTTCACTTCATCCGAACAACAAGCAGTTATATTTAGATCTTATATTAAATTTTAAGGTATAAATATAGTTAATATCAATTTAAAGAGTAATTATCAATATGACAATTAATTTAAATGCTGATCCATATTTCGATGATTTTGATGAAGATAAGAACTTTCATCAAATATTATTTAAACCTGGTTTTGCTGTACAAACAAGAGAACTAAATCAACTTCAATCTATATTAAGAGATCAAACAAAGAAGTTTGGTAATCATGTTTTTAGACAAGGTTCTGTGGTAATTCCTGGTAATTCCCTTAGCGACTTGGCAGTACCTTATATCAAACTACTACCTACTTATGGTGGGTTGGCACTTGATCTTACCACATTTATTGGTAAAACTCTTGTAGGCACAACTTCGGGGTTGACTGCCATTGTTAAACATTCAGCAGCCGCTACTCTAACAGATTCTGATACACTATACCTCTCGTATACTTCAGGTTCTGCTACTGGTGCAGTATCGTTTATAGATGGTGAAGAAGTTACTGTCGCGTCCACTTCTATTGGTGCAACTTTAATAGCATCTAGTGCTACTGGTGTGGGTTCACTTGCATTTATAAACTCTGGGGTTTATTATGTAAATGGTACATTCGTTTCAGTATTACCACAAACAACAATATTATCCAAATATGATTCTTCTCCTGATTGTAAAGTATTACTAAAAATTACAGAAGAAGTTGTTAATACTAATACAGATGAAACTTTATTAGACAATGCTAATGGATCTTATAATTATAATGCTCCTGGTGCTGATAGATTAAAAATTACTCTTACTCTAACAACATTAGAAACTGGTGTAACCGTTGCAGATGATTATGTCGAGATTATGAGATATGCTGCTGGTATATTAACAGAACATGCTTTGAATCCAAAATATACCGAATTAGAGAAATCTCTTGCTCGTAGAACCTTTGACGAATCTGGGAACTATGTTGTTGATGGTTTAGAACCAATAATTAAAGAACATCTTAAATCTAATAATAATGGTGGTGTTTATCCAAGTGGTGACATTTCTAAATTAGTAGTTGATGTGTCACCAGGAAAAGCGTATATCAGTGGGTTTGAAGTAGATAAAATTGCTTCTACTAAACTTGTTATTGATAAGGCAAGAACTGCTTCTCACATTAAAGATACCGATATTACACTAAGACCTGAATTTGGTCAATATATTATTATTTCGGATATTGTTGGGTATTTTGATATTCATAGTCAAGCAACAATTAATCTTTATAATGATAATGATCCTGCTAATGTTTCTGCTACTCAAATAGGAACTGCTACTGTTGTTGGCATTGATTATCTTGCGGGTGATATTGCCACGGGTGCTATCTATAAATTATGGGTATCCAAAGTTGCAATGTCTGGATCTTATACACTTAATTCTACTGGTGGGATTCGATATGGATCTAGTTATTCTGCTCATGTATTAACAGAATATAATGCTCCTGTTTCATTAGGGACATTCCAAGTTGCGGAATTGATTACTCATACAACATCTGGAAGAACTGCAACAGTTGCTTATTGGAATCCAGTTAGTGCCACACTTTATGCTTTTAAGCATGACCATACAAAGGAAACGCCGAGTGTTGGTGATAGTATTGTGGGTTCAGTTTCAACTACTGTTTCAACAATAAAATCTAAAAGCACCTTAACTTCTGTTGGACAATCTGGTTTAGTTTTTAGATTGCCAAAAGCCGTTCCTTATACATTGAAGAATCCTGTATCAACATCTTATGATTTACGATATACGGTACAGAAAGAACTTAGTATTACAACAAATGCCAGTGGAGATGGATCTGTATCCGTATCATCCGGTGAAACCATTTCACCTATTGAGGTTGGTACATTTCAAGCAATTGATGTTTCTGGTGTAGTACAAAATACTTTATTTTCTTTGAACGTAGATGGTACAACTTTAACCGTTACTGGTGCTGCTATTAGTACAGTAATTAAAGTTTATGCTAATGTCGAAAAGGATAGTGTTTCACCTAAAACTAAAACGGTAACTTCACATGCTCAAGTAGTTTCTTCTCCTACATCTGTTACGGTTCTTGATAAGACTGATATTATTCGTATCACTTCTGTTATTGATACTGTTGGTGATATTACTTCTAGTTATCAATTATGGGATGGTCAAGATGACACCAACTATAATTTTGGTAAACTTACTTTAAAATCTGGTAAGTCTGCTCCTGTTGGTGCTATCACAATCACTTATCAGTATTATCAACATTCTATAGCGGGTGATTTCTTTTGTGTTGATTCTTATCCTGTAGGTTCTTTAGAGTCTGTTATTAATTATAATTCACTATCAACAGGACAATTATTTGATTTACCAACTTGTATCGATTTTAGATCTTCTGCTTCAAATAGGAACGACTTAATTGTAAATGGTACAACTTTTACAAGTTCATTACAATTTTATGTGCCACGTATAGATACTTTATGTGTGAATCCTCAAGGAACTTTAACGATATTTTCAGGAGTTCCTTCAGAAAATCCAGTTGCTATTAATATACCAACAGGACAGTTCGCTTTAAATCTATTATATATATCAGCATACACCAAATCTAGTCAAGACACAATTGTAGCAAGATTAGATGTTGAAGGTTTCACTATGAAGGATATTAAAAAGATATCTAGAAGAGTGATAAACGTTGAAGATTTTGCCACATTAACTGCCTCAGAATTATCTGTAACCACTGAAAATGTTATAGATGCAGCAACTGGTCTTGATATGTTTAAAACTGGTTATCTTGTTGAAACTTTTAATACGCCATTAACAATAGCAAGAACTACTGCTTCGGATTATTCAGCATCATTTGTTGAAGGTGTATTATATAGTGCTATAGAGGAATTACAATGTGACTTAGTGATTAGTGATCAAGGCGACCTAGTGAACAGGAATGGGTATTTGATGTTACCTTACACTGAAACGGCATTTGCTTCACAAACATTAAGTTCAAGAACTACTAACTTAAATCCATTTTTAATGATAAAATGGGATGGTTTACTTTCTTGTGTTCCTGCATCGGATGATTGGACAGAAGTTAGAGATAATGCTACAATATTTGAAGAAACAACAGAAGATGTTGAAATAATTACCTATATCAACTGTCCTGTTAATGGAGGTGGTGGACCTCCTCCACCTCCACCACCTCCTCCACCACTTCCTGCAACAACTTATGGCGGATTTTATGGCGCTGCGTTCGATCGTGCAGGAGAAGCTGCTGGAGTTGCTTGGTGGGTGAACGATAGTACTAATCTTGGGGTATCAAAACAGCAAATTGCAGAACATTTTATTTCTTCGAAGGAAAATACAGATGCTATTGCAGCAAATGCAGCTCTTGGTGGAGTTTTTAATCCAATATCACTTGAAACACTCATGCAAGAATCTGTATTAACATCAACAACATCATATTCATATGGTTCTGGTGGTAAACTAATATCCACTAGAACAGGAACTAATTTTGATGGCACAACCTTTACTGAAATAAAATGAGGAATAACTAATGGCAGCACCAAATCTTGATACAGAGGTAGTTTCAAAAAATGATCTTGTTAGTCAAGAATCTATACAATTTATACGAGCACAAACTCTAACTTTAACTTTAGTCGAAACTAGACCTAATACTAAAATGTATGTCTGGTTTGGTGATACTGATGTAACACATTTGTGTAATTTAGAGGGTAATGTATTAGGAACAGATCTTGTCACGGATACTATAGGTCAAGCAGTAATAGAATTTAAATTGCCGAGTGGAACTTTTAATGTCGGTAACACAGAAATTATAATATCCGATACTGATAATTTAGATTTGCTTAATAGTACAGGTTCTGTTTATGGTTCTGCTTCCACAACATTCCAAGCAAATGGGATATTAGAAATATTCCAAAGAACCGAAACAACTATAAAGAAAATAGCAAGAGCTAAAACAGTTCAAAGAGATCCATTAGCACAATCATTCTTTACTTTTGGTGTTGAAGGTGGAATGTTTTTATCATCAATTGATGTGTTTTTTCAAACCAAAGATGATACACTTCCAGTAACATGTGAAATACGACCAATGGTTAATGGATATCCAGCTCCATTAGAAGCAGGTAATATAAAACTAGTTTCTATATTACCACCTTCTAGTGTTTTTACTTCATCTGATGCATCTCTGCCCACTAAATTTTCATTTAATCCACCTATATATATTGCGGAAAATTCGGAGAATTGCTTTGTATTAAGAACTAATTCTATGGATTATAATGTATTCACTTCTAAACTTGGGGAATCCTCTTTAGAAGATGGTGCTAAGATTTATGATAACCCTTATGTTGGTTCTTTATTTAAATCTGAAAATAACATCACTTGGACTGCTGAACAATTTGAAGATATTAAATTTAATATCAATAAAGCAGTGTTTGATACAGGTAGTTCCGGTATCCTTGAATATGCAGTAGAAGTTCCTGCTTTGGCAGCATTTGGTAATCAATTTTCAACCGTATCTGGTTCTAATGTTGTTACATTTAGACACGACCAAGAACATGGTCTTGAAGTTGGTTCCAAATTTAAACTACTTACAAGAAATGATTCGCTATGGCCTGATGCATTATATGTTAATGCTAGTTTCAATGGCATTCCTCATACAGAAATGAGTACTATTCATAATATCACCGAAATTATAGATAGAAACACTTTGAAATTTCAAGTGACTACTCCAGCAACCAGTACTGGTATAATGGACTCTTGTAATATTGTTAATGTAATAACAGTATTATCTGAAGGTATTAATTATAGTGTTGCAGATACTATTACATTTTCTGGTGGAGGAGGAGTTGATGCCGCCGCTACTTTAAATGTTATTGATGGTAAAGTAAAATCTGTCACAATCACTAATTCTGGTACAGGTTATACATCTCGTCCCACAATAACGATTAATACATTAACTGGTACTGGATTGTCCATAGTTGCTTCTGTTACACCAGCATTTAGAATATATGTGAATAAACCAATGACCGGATTTATTCCTAAAGTTAATATGCACAATGTGGGTTCTACTACTACTACTGGTGTAATATCAACCACTTTAGGTAATTATGATGGTGGTAATCTTGTAACATACAATTCTGGTAAAACTTTCGATATTGCTGATAGATCACTTGATATAAACTTGAAACAGAATTCGGTTATTGCATCAACATTTAATGAAACTTCTTTGATGAGTGGTAATATTTCTACCAAACTTACGGTAGAATTGAAGTCAGATAACCCAAACATTTCTCCTATTATTGATACAAACTCTGCTCAATATCTTAAAGCATTTTCTAATAAAATTAATAATCAAACGGGTGAAACTCTTACTTCATTAAATTCTTCTGGTACAGTCGATTCGATTGTTATCTCAGCTGCTGGTTCTGCTTATACTATTGATCCTATTATTACAATATCTGCTCCTGATCTTGAAGATGGTGTTCAAGCAACAGCAACATCCGTATTAACTGGTGGAGCAATTACTGGTTCTGTTATCTCTGCTGCTGGTTCTGGTTATACTTCTACACCTACTATTGTTATTACAAGAGCTGTTGGTGATACTACTGGAATAAATGGTGCTGCTCAAGCAGTTTTAACACCATTCAATTCAGAATTGTTACCTACTGGAGGTACTGCTAAATCAAGATATATAACCAAAAAGAATTCTTTACAAATCATTTCATCCGGTTTAAGATTATATTCTGTTATTAGTTCTACAACAAGTTCTTCGGTTGATTGGTATGTTAGAACTTCATTATCAGCGGCAGGTGTTGATCATAGTTTAGAGGGGTGGCAAAGATTGAGTTGTGATACTCCAAGGGACAAATCATCTTATGTTGGTGAAGGACTTGAGTATTTATTTTATCTTGATGGTATCTCACAATTTGATAATTATGATTTGAAATGTGTATTAACAACATCTAATCCGGCAATTGCTCCTATTGTAGATTCTTATAGAGTTATTGTGGTATCTTAGTATGAGAGTAAAGGATGCATCTGATAATATTATTGATGGTTTAATAAAGAAAGATAATGGTAGTATTATTGTTGATAAGTCTGATTCTTATAATAGATATATGCAACATAAAAAACAAGCAGAGAGATTAGTTTCTTTATCGGAAGATTCTGAAACTAATTCTCTCAAGCTAAATGAATTAGAAACGAGCATAAATAATATTAACAAAGATGTAACTGATATTAAATCATTACTTCAGCAATTGTTATATAAATAACTGTATATAACTTATAGGAAATTTCATGTCAACATTAGTCCTTAGAAATACAAAAGGTACGCCTTTAACCAATACCGAAGTTGATGCTAACTTTAGTAATCTTAACACTGATAAACTAGAACTTGCTGGTGGTACTATCACTGGCGATTTAACAATTCAAGGTGATGTTTCAAATACATCAACAACAGCATTAAAACTTCCTGTTGGTATTACGAGTGAAAGACCAGGAACCCCTTCAACCGGGCAAATGAGATTTAACTCTGAGTTAAACCAATATGAAGGTTATAATGGATCTGCTTGGGGTGCTATCGGTGGTGGTGCTACTGGTGGTGTTGGTGATTCTGTATTCTTTGAAAATAGTACAAATATTGCTTCATCTTATACTATAACAACAGATAAAAATGCTATGTGTACAGGACCAATAACTATTGCAACAGGTGCAACTATAACAGTTCCATCGGGTTCTCGTTGGGTAGTATTGTAATAATTTAATCAAAGGATAAATTTAATATGGCTTCATTTATAAATGCTATTACCACTAGTGGTGGTGGTATAGAAACTTCTGCTGATGCTTCGGGTGTTCTAGAACTAAAAACTGATGGTGTTACTGCCCTTACTGTTGATGCTAGTCAGAATGTAGTTCTAACAAACCCTCTTCCGGTTGCTTCGGGTGGTAGTGGATTAACTTCTGTCGGTGTTGCTGGTAATATAATGGTATCTGATGGTACTACTTTGGTTTCTAATACTTTAGCACAAGCAGCAATTGTTGCTGTTGCTGATATAGGAACAACAGTACAAGCATTTGATGCTACTATTGTAGTAGATGCTGATATTGGAGTTTCTGTACAAGCATTTGACGCTACTATCCTTACAAACACTACTGCCATTTCTGGAGGTACATTCTAATGACGAATATCATCACTTTAAAAAAGGGGTTAGAGAGTAGTCGGCTTTCGATTACTCCTGCATCGGGTGAGGCTATTTATACAACGGATGATAAAAAAGTCTATATAGGTGATGGCGTAACAGCAGGTGGTAATCCTGTAGGCGGTGGTAACGCAGGGGTTGAAGCAGTTGCTACGGGTGCTTTGAGTAATGGTAGTAAGGTTATTCTAAATAGCGATGGGACTGTTGAGGTTGTTGCTCAGACTGTTATACCTGAGGCTATTCCAGCGGGTTCTGCAAGTGTATTTAATTCTGCGAATACTCAACACACCTCATGTGCTTTTGACCCAAACACCGCAGGTAAGTTTGTTATTGCTTATAAGGATCAGGGTAATAATGGATCTGGCACAGCTATAGTGGGTACTGTATCGGGTACTACTATTTCCTTTGGTGCTGAATATGTGTTTAATTCAGGTGATACTCGATACAACTCCATCTCATTTGACCCTAATACTCCAGGCAAGTTTGTTATTTCTTATAATGATATTGTTAATTCTAACTACGGCACAGCAATCGTAGGTACAGTTAGTGGTACTACTATTTCTTATGGTGCTGAGTATGTCTTTAATTCAGGGATGACCCACTACGTATCCTGCGCCTTTGATCCTAATACCGCGGGTATGTTTGTTGTTGCTTATAGGGATCTTTCTACTTCTGGTAGAGCAATAGTAGGAACAGTAACTGGCACTACAATAAGTTTTGGGGCAGAGTATGTCTTTAATTCAGGGGATAGTCAATACAACTCCTTAGCCTTTGACCCTAATACAGCAGGTAAGTTTGTTGTTTCTTATAGGGATAATGGTAATTCTTATTATGGTACAGCAATAGTTGGTACAGTAAGTGGTACTACATTATCCTTTGGTGCTGAGTATGTTTTCGAATCCACAGGGAACGGTAACTTCATCTCCTGCTCGTTTGACCCTAATACTGCTGGACAATTTGTTATTGCCTATTGTTTGAACTATACAATAGGCACTGCAATAGTTGGTACCGTAAGTGGCACTACTATTGCTTATAGCACTAAGTATACGTTCGAATCATTGTTTGGGTGGTATCCTGACATTGCCTTTGACCCTAATACAGCGGGTAAGTTTGTGATCGCTTATCGGGATTATATTGACCCTATTGCTTATGGCCGTGCGATAGTAGGTACAATTATCGGTACATCTATAAGCTTTGGGTCTGAATATACTTTTAATTCAGGGGATACTAATTGGGTTTCCATCGACTTTGACCCTAATACTACTGGACAATTTGTTATTTCTTATCTAGATGAATCTAGTGTTCTCTATGGCACAGCAGTCATAGGGGTACTAGAATTGACCACAACCAACCTAACCTCAGACAACTTCATTGGTATCTCGGACGGTGCATATCTAACAACTGAACTAGCAACTATCCAAGTGGTGGGTGCGACTAATTACGCTCAGTTAGGTCTTACTCCTGCTTTAAAATACTATGTACAAGGTGACGGTACACTAAGCACTACCCCAGACACTCCATCCGTCTATGCTGGTAAAGCGTTATCGGCAACTAACCTAATTATAAAAGGCTAACCAATGGCGAATACAATATCATTTAAACAAGGCACAGAAGCCAATAGAGTTGGGATAACACCCACTGAGGGAGAGTTTGTTTACACGACCGATGATAAGAAGTTATATATCGGTGACGGGGCAACAGCAGGGGGCAATGTAGTATCAGGTGCTGGCGGCAGTATAGAAGCAGTTGCTACTGGTGCTTTGAGTAATGGTAGTACGGTCATTCTAAATAGCGATGGGACTGTTAGTATTGTTGCTGAGACTGGTAGCCCCTTAAGCATCCCAGCGGGTGCTGAGTATGTCTTTAATTCAGGGGGGTATACTCAATCCATATCCTGCTCATTTGACCCAAATACTGCTGGTAAGTTTGTTGTTGCTTATCAGGATCATGGTAATTCACTCTATGGTACAGCAGTTGTAGGTACTGTATCTGGTACAACTATAAGTTTCGGTTCTGAGTATGTCTTTAATTCAGGAGATTCTCAGTGGGTCTCCGTCTCCTTTGACCCAAACACTGCGGGTAAGTTTGTTGTTGCTTATACGGATGCGGGTAATTCTTACTATGGTACAGCCGTTGTAGGTACAGTATCTGGTACTGCTATCACATTCGGTGCTGAGTATGTTTTTAATTCAGCGGGTACTAGCTACAACTCCATCTCATTTGACCCTAACACAGCTGGTAAGTTTGTTGTTGCTTATAGAGATGGTGGTAGTATTAACCGGGGTACGGCAGTTGTAGGTACTGTTTCTGGTACTACTCTCTCCTTTGGTGCTGAGTACGTTTTTAATCCCGTGATTACTGACCACATCTCCGTCTCCTTTGACCCAAATACAGCAGGTAAGTTTGTGGTGGCTTATAATGATGCTGGCAATGCTGACAAAGGCACAGCAGTAGTAGGTACAGTATCTGGTACTGCCATCTCATATAGTGCTGAGTATCTGTTTAATTCTGTGGGGGATACTGCCTTCTGCTCCCTCTCGTTTGACCCTAACACAGCAAATAAGTTTGTAGTTGCTTATAGGGACGGCGGTAATTCTTACTATGGCACAGCGATAGTAGGGACAGTATCTGGTACTACTCTTTCTTTCGGTGCTGAGTATGTGTTTAATTCAGGGACTGCTAGCTACATCTCCTGCTCCTTTGACCCATCTACATCAGGTAAGTTTGTTGTTGCTTATCAGGATAGTGGAAATGCTGGTTATGGCACAGCAGTAGTAGGTACAGTTAGTGGCACTGCCATCTCATATAGTGCTGAGTATGTGTTTAATTCAGGGAGTACTACCTACAACTCCTGCTCCTTCGACCCAAATACAGCAGGAAAGTTTGTGGTGGCTTATACGGACGATGGTAATTTTTTATATGGCACAGCCATAGTAGGTCAAATATCAACAATAGCAACCAACCTAACCACCACCAACTTCATTGGTATCTCGGACGGTGCATACCTAGATACAGCCACAGCAACTATCCAAACCATAGGTGCAGTAAACGTAGCACAATCTGGGCTAACGCCAGCACTTAAATACTATGTACAAGGCGATGGTACAATAGCTACAACACCCGATACCCCTGACGTTTACGCAGGATTAGCGACAACCTCTACTAACTTATTAATTGAAGGATAACACAATGCAAACTATTACTTTTAACGATTCATCTATCTCTGCTTATACTTTTGACGATGCTCACGACCTAGTGGCAACAGCAGAAAACATCACTTGCCCTCATTTTGTAATTGGTGACATGAACACTTCTAATGCAACTATCCACACTGGTGTAACACCTCCAGCAGATTGGCAGGGTGGAATGTATCTATTTGATGGAGCAACATGGACTCTTAATCCTAACTGGACTGATCCTAAGTTAGCAGAGATTGAAAGATTAACTGCTGAGTTAGATGCTTTACAATCTGTATAAATATAACAAATAACAATATAAAGGTGTCATAAATGGCTGTAGTAATTGATGGAACATTAGGTATAAATTCAAAGAGTGTTACTCTAACCGATCCTTTACCAGTAACATCGGGTGGTATTGGTGCGTCTACCTTAGCACAAGCTGGACTTTACACAAAGACAGAAACGGACAACATTGTAGCAAATAGAATAATGTATTTTGAACAAGCAACAATGCCCACTGGTGTTCCATCGGGTAGTGTTTGGTTAGATACTGATACTGGTGTTAAAGCAATGTTAAATATAGATAACGGTGTTGACATATGGGTGGAGTTCTAAGATGAGTATAAAATCAAAATTTAAACGTAGATTAAAAACTTCTGCTCGTGGATCAGAAACAAGTATAACAACTAAAGATGATATGGATAACTCGATTGCTAGTAATGACGATCTTGTTATTGTTGATACCAGAGGTCAAGAGTTTGAGTTGAGTGTGAAAGGTGTTTGGGTTAAAACCGCAAATGCTGGTGTTCAGGAAAATATCACAGATATAGCGGATAATGCCACAGACACCACCATACTAAGGACATCACATATAGGTTCTACAGTACTTTCTCCTACAGGCGATGGTAGTCAATTAACTAACATGCCTCCTGGTTGGTCATATGCATCAACACTCAAATTCTCATAATATAAACATTAAGGATCACAAATTATGGCCGATCAAGTAAAAGTATTTAAAAACGTAATCAACCAAACTGCCTTAGGTGCTGCACACTCAGTAACACTCGCATCTACTGGAGCAACTGAAAGAGCAGTGATTAAAGATGTGAGTTGCAGGGGGGTTCTGAATGCAACTCTAGACCTAGATGGTCGAACTGTACTTACAAGTACCCAAGATATGGTAGCAAGTGGTTCTCTTATCATGGATGTTAGCTCTGTGTTATCATTGAAATTTCCTTATATAGATGTTGCAGTTCCTAATAGTTTTAAAGGTATGTTTTTTAGTGGTTATGCCGATGGAGTAAACTACATTGAAGGGGATGGTGTAGGGGATGGTTTAAATACCACAATGACGGAAATCACAAACAACCGTGCCTATGGTCTTGATACCTACAGCTCCTTTGCTGCAATGAAAAATGGGACTCTAACCTTCTTCCGTTATTACTCCAATACAATCTACGAATATGAAGCAACGTCTGCTAGCCCTATAACATCTTATAGTTTTGGCTCTGGATTTGGATCATGTACAGATGGTACATATATGTACAATATTCCAGCTGGAAATACTACCACTATATACAGGCGACACATTGAAACAGGTGTAAGTACGAACTTCAATGTATCAACGGGAACTGTCAACGGGCAAGTTGGAAACCAAGGGTCTTTCTTGGAGTACCACGATGGTCATCTATACACTAAGTCGACTGCAAGTGCTAATACTATGGAGATCATCAAGATTTCTGATGGGTCTGTTACTACTATAACCAGTGGGTCTGTTGGAAACTATTCAGACGGTGGTTGTATCGTGACTACAGTGGCAGGTACATCTTATGTAGTAGAGCAAGGTACCAGCTACTGGAACTGGTATGAAATTGGTGGTACATCAACCACTTTCACAAACGTAAGTGGTGGTTCTAATGCGTCTACAGAGTATGGTGATGGTGCTGTTGAGGTTGCCCCTGGTATTGCAATGATCTTCTGTGAATACTCGGACGATCTTACTATCATTGACATGAATAATATAGCACGGCTACATATCTCAAGTGCATCAGATAGAAAAATGGCTGTTAATGACGCATTTAGTGACAGTTTCAGTGCATGTGGATTACTTACTAGGGAAGTAAAAGCGGTTAACTACGATGCCTACACATCAGGAATTCTAATCACAGAGGACGCATAATATGTCATTAATTCAAGAAACAAAAAGTTTAGGATTTGCAAGTACCGATAAAACAATTATCAGAGGTAATGTGGCTCAATACGGAGTGATATACACTGTACCCTTTGGAAGAAAATGGGTCGGTACATTAAACTGTGGGTCTACAAACCCCCCTAATGTTAACGGTGTGCCTCTTCGTTGTTTTGGTGGGTCGGGCACTTCTGTTGCAAGTCCAGGAGGATTTAATACATACACCTTTCTTGGCGGCACTGTAATTAAAGAAGGATACAGTGTGAATACTACTTCCATTTTCGGTATTGAATCTGATGCATAGGGGATTATTATGAATATAACCATTAACGATGATTTATCATCACTTGTAGTTTCAGAAGATGGTCTAATGGAGTGCATATTGCCTCCTTATAACCCTGAAACGCAAGTACCCTTTACCTCAGAAGCAGAAGTTAATGCTTTTGCTTCCACTATTAATACTAATCCTAATTACTTCAGTATAAAATTATCGGATGAAGAGAAAGCGGTTATAGTCTTTGATATTGAATCAGAAAGTGTACGTCAAGAACGTGATATGTTATTAACGTCTATCGTAGATGCTATTAATCCTATGCGGTATAAAGCATTATCAGAAGCGGATCAGTTGTCTTGGGATCAATATAGATTGGATTTATTAGCAGTTCCTCAACAAGTGGGTTTCCCTTTTGATGTAGTGTTTCCTGATAAGTTTTGGATTGTTGAAGAAACTATAGTATAAATAATAGTAACAACAACTAAACATATTCTATATTGGAATGTAGTAAATTAAGAGAGGTAGCATAATGTCTGCGATAATCGTATCCGGAAACACATCTGGAACAGTAACTATACAAGCACCTGATATTGCAGGTAATACAATATTAACTTTACCTACATCTGGTACTGCTATAGTAACAGACGTAGATTTATCATTGGCTATTCAAGGAATAATTGATCCTATAGCAGCAGCAATCATATTCGGAGGATAGAAAATGGCTTTTAAAAATATAAAGATAGTGGGTAATGGTACTGCTCAAACAGTACTAACAAATACAAGTATACTAGAAGGTGTGACAACAGGACTTGTTGCATACAATTCTACAGCAGGTGCTTTAAGTTTTAGCCTATTAATAGATGGCGTATCTGTAATTTCAGAAAGTGTTGATGCTAATACTAGTTATAGACTACCAGACAAAGTTAATATCCCCGTTAATACTGTACTAACGGTTAATGCAGCAACAGGTCTTGATATCACTGTAAGTGCTTATCAAACTGCTATTGATGTAAATGCTGCACTATCACTTGCACAAACAAGTGCAGCTGCTGCTGCTCAGTCCGCTATTGATGCAGTTAATGCGTTACCAGCAGGTACACTAAATGACATTACCCCAGCTTTAGATAAGGCGTATAGTTCAACTAAGATTGAATCTGAATTAACATTAAAAGAAGATGCGGATGCAACTATTCTTAAAGATGCTGACATTGGTGTTTCTGTTGTCGGTGTTGCAGACATTGGTTCTACAGTACAAGCATACGATGCAGACACCTCTAAGCTAGATGTAGCAGAAACTCGCACAGCAAACATTGACTTACTAACCTACGCTGAAACCAAAGTAGCAATGGCAGCAGATGATGTAGACCTATCACTAGGTAACATCTTCACCAAGACAATCTCAGTAGGGACTACTCTAACCATTAGTAATCCAGCAGCATCGGGTAAAGGCTCAGCATTTACGTTGATCTTAACCAATGGTGGTGCAGCGGTTATTACATTTCCTGCTAGTGTTAAATGGGCAGCAGCAACAGCACCTACACTCACAGCAGCAGGTATTGATGTATTGACCTTTACTACAGTAGATGGTGGGACAAACTGGTATGGTATTGCTGCTGGCATAGGGATGGCATAGTATGAGTATTGAAAGGAAAGTATTAGGGACAAGCCCTAGTGGTGGTGATGCTTTGACTGTTGAGGATGTGTTCTCGACTTATCTTTATACGGGTAATGGTGCTACCCAAACCATTGAGAACGGTATTGCTTTAGGTGATAGCAATTATGGAGCAAGTGTCGAATTTGATGGGGTTGGTGATTACTTGAGTCGGAGTTCTGATCTCACGGGTAATGCTGATGGGAAGACTTTTACTATTAGTGCTTGGGTTAATACCAAAAATGCGCGCGCTCCCTTCTATTACAACAGTTCGTCATCAGCAAACAACATTGGCATTGAGTTAAGTAGCGGAGGGAATTTTTCATTCATCAATAGCGTTAGTTCTGCTAGTCGGTGGAATATAAATTCAACATCAGCAGTTGGGGTCTTAAACACTTGGCAACATGTTTTATTTTCTTTCGATGCTGATAGTCAGGCTAACTGCAAGCTGTACGTAGACGATGTAGCTGTACCATTGACTTTTACAACATTTTCCACTGGATCTAATGTTGTTTTCACTTCCGCATCTCAAGTAGTTGGCGCAATATCATGGGCGTTAAGCGTAAAAACTAAAGGTAGACTCTCAAACCTATTCCTAGACTACACCTACCGTGACCTATCAATAGAATCTAACAGACGATTATTCATCACTGCTGATGGTCAACCTGCAAGTAAAAGTGGTCTTGAGGCTCTTAACCCAATCATGTATATGCCTTTAAATGACACAGATGGTATCGGTTCTAACTTAGGTACTGGTGGTGACTTTACTGTTAATGGTAGTCCAAAGGCATTATCAATAGGTGGACCTTATATCGGTGATGGTGTTGGGCAAGGGGGCATGATTTGGTTGAAGAATAGAACTCAAGCGTCCAATCACATGCTAATGGATACTGAACAGGGCGTTAACAGACAACTTCGCTCAAATGAGACTGGGGCAGCAGAACCACTTTCATCGATCCTTGACAGCTTTAATAGTGATGGGTTTTCACTAGGAGTAGGAAACGGCAACTCTAACGGAGTGGGAGAATCCTACGCCTCTTGGACATTCCGCAAAGCCCCACGATTCTTTGATGTGGTTACTTATACTGGTGATGGTGTTACTGGTAGAGAGATAGCACATGACTTGGGTTGTGATGTTGGGATGCTGATTGTTAAGAGAACGGATATAGCAGATGATTGGGATGTCTTACATAAAGATGTTGAGGTATTAAGGCTTAACACAACTGACGCAGTATTAGCAGGATATGCGCCGATACGTTTCGGTGATGGCTCAAACCTGATAAGACCAACAAGTAGTGTGTTTACGGTAGGCTCTTCTGGAGAGACTAATGGCTCAGGAGGAACATACGTAGCCTACCTATTCGCCCACGATCCAGAGGGTGAAAATGGGGATGATGGGATGATTGCTTGTGGGAGTTATAACGGAGCTTTTACTTACCAAGAAATAGACTTAGGTTGGGAAGCACAATATGTAATGATTAAACGTACAGATTCCGCACAAGATTGGATGGTGTTTGATAGTATGCGTGGGATGACTGCTAATACCACTGGTGGTGACGTTCCAGGAGGTAATGATAATAGGCTGAGGCCAAATGACTCAGCACTGGAAGAGTCAGACACTTACGGTATTGATCCGCATGCTTCTGGCTTTAGTGTTAGAGGTAGTAATATATCAGTGTCAGGCTCAACCTACATCTACATGGCTATCCGCAGACCCATGAAGACTCCAGAGGTGGGGACTGAGGTTTTTGCTATTGATACTAGGCTTGCTACTGAACCTAGTTTTATTGCTGGCTTTCCTTTGGATTTATCTATTAGTACAATCACAAGTGGGGGTGTTAATCGGTTAGTTAATAGTAGAATAACAGGGATTACAACCTTAAAAACTAATTCAACAGTGGCAGAGGGATCTGAGACTGGGTCAACATTTGATTATATGGATGGATGGAATAGTAATACTGGACTTAACACCTCTCTTTACTCTTGGATGTGGAAACGTGCCACCGGCTTCTTCGATGTGGTGGCGTATACTGGTGATGGTACAAATCCTGCTACTATTAGTCACGGTCTCGGTGTTGAACCAGAGTTGATTATCTATAAAAACAGAAGTGCCGCACAAGACTGGTTTGTGTCATGGGGGCATCTAGGTCTAA